TAAGAGTTAAAGGTATCGTCAATAAGGGCGAAGCAATTTATGCAGACATGGACGGCATTGGTCAAACGATTAGACCAGAAGGCCATTTCTTAGTAGGTATTAGCTTAGAAACATGGGAACCAGAAGACGACGAAGAAGGCTTAGTAGAAGCCGTATTAAAGGTATAAAATTATGGCAGTCGGCGATATAATCACAGCGGCAAGGTACAATAACTTACAATCAAGAGTAGCAACGGTGATGGGAGTAGGGTCAGGAGATGACGGCTACGGACAGAACTTAAATAGTGCCCAAGTTGGAGTTGCTGATACAGTACAAGCAATTGATATTAATCAGTTGTATCAAGATATGAGTGCTGGTCGTATTCACCAAACAGGTGCAGTACCGTCAGAAATTAACCTTGTTACGCAAAACGTTGACGTTGTGCTTGACAGTGATACAATTAACAAAAAAGGTATTGTACAATTTGAAAATCTTGCTACAACACTTGAAAATGATAAATTTGTAGCACATGGAACTCAAATAACAACAGAAGCGGCTATTGCCGGTACTAGAACAACTGCTTGGAACGGAACGTTATCACATATTATTGATGTTACGTTTACTGATGCAGACCATCAAAGACACTTTTTTAATGCAGGTGGAGAAGTCCGCTTTGCTTCCAACATTACATATGTTGGCTCTGACTCAAAAACAATTGACTGGATGACTATGTTAGTTAACATGGGCACAGTTACTATGAATTATACTAACACAGTTGCGTCAGGCTCAGGTTCAGGCTCAGCAATTGGTTATCACGACCTAACTGCTAGTTACCAACAACTTTTTGAAAAAACAGGCTCAGGCTTATATGCCGCAAACGACTACAAAGTTGAAGCATCAAAAGTAAGTAGTACAATTTTACGTTTCAAAGTTACGTTTAATGACGATAACACAGGTAATCCAAATACTGATGAAAACGTACAAGGTATCCTTAACAGTACAATTACCCAAACAAGACCAACTGGAGCGGCAGTTTCATTGTTATCCCCCACATACTCCACTAACGGCAGTTCAAATCTAACTTAAAACTTGACTTTCTCCTTTAAATAGTGTATAATACACTTAAAGGAGATCCTTATGGACGAACGTCTTGAAAAAGCATTAGATTTTGCTAATTACATGACTACTCTTAATAACCAAAAAAGAGTAATAAAAGAGAAGTTTTACGAAAGTGCAATTCATTATCATAACGGTGGACAATTCTCCGTAAGCAAAGACCTAATGAACTTCTGTAATATGTTAGTACAAACAGGTCAAGAGTCTGTAGTGTTAATTGACGACAATGACATACCTGTAAAGGTTGAAAACGTAGAAGACTTTCTTAGCGATGTATTAGATATCTACTTTACAGCATCAAACGAATACCTAACTGCATACGAAAAAATTAGAAGTCAGCGTAAGGTATCTGGACTTGTAGAATATGAGGAGTAAAGGCGCATTAATCTTTGCTAGGAACAATGCCCAAGTTGATTATATTAAACAAGCTCATTATCTAGCAAAACGTATTACTAAATATCTTGGCATTCCAACAACTATTGTTACAGATAGTATTGAGTATATGAAAGAAACGTATACTGACTATGATACTGTATTTGATCAAGTAATTGAAGTTCCATTTGCTAGAGCTCTTAGCGAAAAGAGATACTTTGATGGATCAGGTGTGTACAAACAACTTGAATTTAAAAACGACCTCCGAACACAAGCATACGAACTAAGCCCATATGATGAAACTATCTTATTAGACAGTGATTACATTATTGCAAATGATGTGTTAACACATTGTTTTGATCAAGACAGTAATTTTTTAATTTATAAAGATGCAAGTGACTTAACAGGGTTTAGAGATAATACAGAATTCCTTAAAATTAGTGAAACTAGTGTAGACTTCTATTGGGCTACTGTTGTATTTTTTAGAAAAACAAAAGACAATAAAGTGTTCTTTGATCTAACTAAACATATACAAGAAAACTGGCAACACTACAACAGTATTTTTCAAATTAACAAACCAACGTTTCGTAATGACTGGGTGTTTAGTATTGCCATACATATTATGAATGGTTATCAAGATGGTGATTTTGCAAATAAGTTACCAGGTAAAAAATACTACACAGCAGACAGAGATATACTATGGAAATTAGAAGATGATAATTTTCTATTCTTAGTTGAGAAAGAACAACACCTTGGAGAATATACCCCATTGCGTATTAAAGGCAGTAGTGTACATGTAATGAATAAATTTAGTTTGAATAGGGTCATTGATAATGCTTAATGGCTCTAAAGGCATCGTTTTACTGGCACAAAACAGCACACACGACTACGTAAAGCAGGCCTGTGTGCTGGCTATGAGTATCAGGGCTACTAATGACACTAACGTCTGCTTGTTAACCGACGATAAAGTACCATCTAGGTATTTACACCTGTTTGATTGCATCAAACCTATACCATGGAACGATGATGCAACTGATACAGAGTGGAAAGTAAACAACCGTTGGAAGTTATACCATGCAAGTCCGTATGATGAAACTATTGTAATGGACACTGATATGCTTGTATTACAAAATATTGATACATGGTGGGACTTTTTAGGCAACTACGAAATGTTCTATGTTAGTAAAGTCTACACATACCGAGGTAGTGTAGTAAATGATACTTACTATCGCAAGACATTTAAAGCAAATGACCTACCCAACTTGTATGCTGGCCTTCATTACTTTAAAAAGTGTGATTTTGCAAAGGAGTTTTATACATGGTTAGAACTAGTTATGAACAACTGGCAACTATTTTATGGAAAGTATGCACCTAAGCAATACCAAAACTGGTTAAGTGTTGATACTAGTACTGCAATCGTAGCAAAGATACTAGACTGCGAAGATAAGATAACAAACAAGAAAGTTTCCTTTCCAAGTTTTACACATATGAAGCCTAAGATACAAGGTTGGTATAATCCTAGCGAAACATGGCGTAGTAGAGTAGGCAGTTACCTAACAGATGACCTTGCATTGAAAATAGGCAATCATCAACAACAAGGCATTTTTCACTATACTGAAAAAGAGTTCTTAACAGATGACAAAATTGCAAAATATGAAAAGGGTATTGGGATATGAAACTAAGTTACGCACACCCAATACACCAACGTTATGTAATATTTGATCCGTCAAATGGTGACGTTCTTTCTTTGCCGAACTACAAACCAGAAGAAGGTAGTTATATTCCTGTAGAAGAAACGCAAGTTACAGGGTTACTTTCAGGTGCCGAGCCATTAAGCTATTACTATGTACACTACATTAAAAAAACTAAGACATATGAACTTAGACTACGAACTAATACTAGTATAGACAGCTATTTTGTTGACGACTTAATATATGAAGTTCCAATGACTTTAATAGATAGTCCTGATATACATATTATACAAAACATTAACGATACTTGTTGGAAGATTACAATAGGTGGAGATCTAAAAGCAAATATATTAGCACAACGGGTTAGCTTTAAAAATACTTTGCATTTTAGTATAACTGAAAAGTCAGACCCAAACATATTACTAAAAACAATTTCATTTAATTTCTCAGAACTACATGATACCAAATACGTTATTGTTCCGTTTGACAGTAAATTTGAATTTGACGCAAAACCAGTTAGTGTGTATACCATTAAAAACTTTGATAGATACATGTATGAGGTACAACAATGAAAATTAACATAGCTGAACAAGACATTATCTTCTTATCGTACGATGAACCAAATTGCGAAAAGAACTATGTTGATTTAATCAATAAAGTTCCTTGGGCCAAACGTGTACATGGTGTAGATGGCAGTGATGCCGCACACAAGGCGTGTGCAGAACTTAGTGAAACTAAACACTTTGTTACAGTTGATGGCGATACAGTTATTGATCCAGCATTTTTAAATGTAGTATTAGACTTAGATGCACTAGGAGTTGATGATGACTACCAATTTAGTTGGTGTGGTAATATCAACGTCAACGGATTAAAGTACGGTAACGGCAGTTTGAAAATGTGGACTAAAGATTTTGTAAAAAATATGAAAACACATGAAAACACAGATGGTGGCGCAGACACTAGTATTGAATTTTGTTACTTTGATAATTATTATCAACTAAATGACAATTACAGTACTAGTATTATTAGTGCTACTCCACATCAAGCATGGAGAGCAGGGTTCCGTGAAGGTGTTAAGATGAGTTTGAATAGAGGAGCCAAAGTTAAAGACATTACAAGTGAAACTTGGTGGCAAAACTATCAACGTTTGTTAATATGGATGCAAGTTGGTGCTGATGTAGACAACGGTATATGGAGTGTAGCAGGAGCCAGACAGGGGTGTTACATGACAACGTGTACTGATTGGGATCACGTACAAACAAGAGACTTTAAATACTTAAACGAGTTATGGCTTTCTACAAAAGACAAAGAGCCAATGGAACTTGCTCAGCACTATGGTAAGACACTTAACAGCGAACAAGGCTTACCAATCTCAACTAATCCATTTGACGAAGAACAAAGTCATTTTTTTAAAGAAGTGTATGTTAACACAGACAGGGTATTACGCAAATGAGTAAATTAGAAGAAACTTGCGAAAATTGTCGTATAGAAATAAGCACAGACAGTATTGCAGTAGACAGTAGTACAGGAAACTTATACTTAGAGGCAGGAATATTAGTAGCAGTGATAGCAGTATTATACATTGGCAAGAAATTAGTGGACAAGTATATTAAATGAGCGAACTAGAAAAAATTAAAACAGTAATGCCTATTGTTGAGGCTGAAACTTCGCCAACATTTTGTTTAGCAAAGTGGCATCACACAACTATCTATCTTGCAACAGGTGAAACACATAGTTGTTATCATCCTGCTCCTCATAAAATTCCTTTAGAAGAATTAAAAGATAATCCTAGTGCATTACACAACACAAAGCAAAAGAAAGCTGAACGTAGTGCAATGATGTGCGGAGATAAACCAGACGGTTGTAGTTACTGTTGGAAAATTGAAGCAATGGGCAAAGATTTTGTTAGTGATAGACATATTAAAACTACTAGTATCTATACTGAGGAAAGAGTAGCGGAAATAAAACAAAAAGGGGCGGATTTTAACGTAAATCCTGAGTACATTGAAATTAGTTTTAGTAACGAGTGTAATTTTAAGTGCGGATATTGTCACCCTAAAGCTTCTAGTAGGTACTATAACGAAATAAAACAGCACGGACCATACAACATGTCAAGCACACACAGGCAAGACATTGATTGGTTTGAAATACAGAAGGACGAGGATACTAATCCATATGTAAAAGCGTTCTGGGAATGGTGGCCAGAGCTTAGTAAGACATTAAATATTTTACGTATCACAGGCGGTGAGCCATTAATGCATAAAAGTTTTTGGAACTTGTTAGAAAAATTAGACAACGATCCTAAACCTCATATCCAAATTGAAGTTAACAGTAACATGGGCGTTAAGCCTAAGCTAGTTGAAAGATTAACTACAACTGTGAAGCGTCTTAAAGCAGAAGGCAAAATTAAAAGTTTTAAACTATACACTAGTATTGATACTTGGGGACCAAGAGCTGAATATGCACGTACAGGGTTAGACATTAAGTTATGGGAACAAAACTTAGATTACTATCTAACTGAAACAAATTGGCCTGTGACATTTATGATTACATTTAATATATTTGGAGTAACTAGTTTTAATCAGTTACTAGAAAAAATATTAGAATGGCGTGAAAAATATAATAGCGATGATAATGCTACACAATGGCAACGTATTAGGTTTGACACACCTCACCTAAAAGAGCCTAGCATATATGATATGAACATATTGCCCAAGGACGAATTTATACCATACATGGAAAAACATTTACAGTACATGCATGATAATCAAGACGACCAAAGCAGATCTAAATTTACAGAACTAGAAGTAGAAAAGTTTAAACGTGTTGTTGAGTACATGCGTACAACACATTACGAGCCACGTAAGTTAGAACAAGCACGTAAAGATTTCCATAACTGGTTTAAAGAATTTGATCGTAGGCGTGATTGTAGCCTAGTAGAAACATTTCCTGAACTAGAGGAGTTTTACAATGACTGCGGAAAGTAGCACTTTTTGTATTCTTCCGTGGATACATTTCTACGCAAATCCAGACGGCAATGTACTCCCTTGTTGCATTGGAGATTGGCGTCAACCTCTTGGAAATACTCGTAACAACACTATTCAAGAAATTTGGAATAGTGAAGAATATAAAAAGTTACGACTAGCATTATTAAATAACGAAAAGCCTAGTACATGTACACAATGTTGGAAGCATGAAGAAGCAGGTTTAGAAAGTAATAGGATTGCACAAAACAATCGCTTCATAAAGCATATTAATATAAAAGACGAAACCAAAATTGACGGTTCGTTGGACTTAATGAAGTTGTTATACTTTGATGTGCGTTGGAGTAACATTTGTAACTTTAAATGTAGAACGTGTAGTAGCACATACAGTTCAAGTTGGGCATTAGAAGATAATAAGAACGGCGAAAAGAAACCTGTATATATTTTTGCAGGCGGAGACAGTAACGAAGATTTATTTAATCAGTTCAAACCTTATCTTAAAGATATACAAGATTATTATTTTGCAGGAGGCGAGCCTCTAATTACAGATAAGCATTATGATATTTTAGATTACTTAATTGAAAATAAGAAGACTGATGCTATACTACAATACAACAGTAATTTAAGTAACTTATTCTTTAAAAAGAAAAGCATTACAGATTATTGGAATAATTTTAAGCATGTTGAAGTACGTGCAAGTATTGACGGCTATGGAAATAGAGGCGAATACATTAGAGAAGGTACTGACTGGCCTACAATTGAACAAAACTTAAAAATTATTAAAGAAGAAAGCCCACATGTAATTATTAGTTTTAATTGTGTAGTAAGTGCATTTAATGTATTAACACTTGTAGACTTTTTAGAATACATGACAAACAAAGGCTTTGATGTAAACAACAGTACACTTTATAATATAGTTGAACCTAATTATTATAGCTTTAATGTATTAACAGACAATCAACGACAAACAGCTATAGACAAGCTACAAGCATATATAAACACAATAACACATACTGAGCATAAAAGACACGTACAAGGTGTTATTGATTATTTGCATAAGTCAACATTTGATCAAAGTGCAAGTGACTTGTTTAAGTCTAAGAATATGCACTTTGATAAAATACGAAATCGATCGTTTGACGAAACGTTTCCAGAACTTAGTGATGTATTAACGGATTAATTTGGTCGCTTTGTCGCATAACAGTTTCATATGTTAGCATATCCAACCAACGCTTTTTCATTTCATAAAGACTAAAGCCATCAGTTTGACTGTTTACAGCAGACTTCATTAACTTAACCCATTTAGTTTGAGCTTCCCCAACTATTCTGTCAGTTTCATCTTTCCACTCATGTTTAAATATTTGCTTTAGATAATCGTAATGTTCAATTGGTGTTGGATGCCCGTCTTGGAATCTTTTATCAACAATTTTTCTATCTTTTACAAACTTAGCTTCTAGATTGTTAGCCCATAGTGTTTGATAAATGCTAGGAAGTATTGGATCTATACTTTCGTTGTATAACTCAATAAGAGTTTTTAATTTTAATTCTACGTTAGGTTCAAGATTCCATTGATTAGGAAATTGAAAATCTAACATTTGTATCATGTGATGTTGTGTACGATGTTTAAGTAACTGATGAGCACTTTTAATTAGTGCAAAGTCTCTAACGTATGCACCGTACTCACTAAAAAAGTTTTGAATAAAGTCTTGAGAATACTCACTCTGTGAATATATGTTACCTGGAACTAGCCACCCGTCTTTCTCTGGCAGATATCTATCTTCTCTACATACATTAGTCCATTGCACAATAACTAAATCGTTGTGATCAAAGTTATAAACATTATCGGCCTGCATAATCATATTATGAATATACTGATTACCTGCTCCACTACGGCCAAAGTTTCTAAACTCAGCATCGGGGAACTCAGTACCTAGTATGTTTGCCCATGTACCCCATAGATACCCAGTAAAGCTACAGCCAAATGTAAAAATCCTTTTAGGATGATTATGTATTAGTTTTTTCATTCTTTTTCTCTTTTAAATATTTAACCAAATCAAACATAACGTTTTTAGTATGCTTTTCTTGTATCATAGTTTTAAGGTTGTGTACAGATATATCTGCAAATCTAAACTTCCACTTGATTGCTTTTTTAGGATCTAACTGTTGTAAGTGGTTTACTTGTTTAACTATTTGTGCTTTAAGTTTAACCCAACGCTTGTATGTATCTCTTTCATCATCAAAGCTATAATCAAATATTCCATCATATAGTTTATAGCCGTAGTCTTGTAATTTTTGATTACACTGATGCTGACCAAATATAACAAATGGTTGTAAATGGTATATGCTTCTAAATGTTTTTTCGCTCCAGAACAAACTAGTACCGTTCCAGTTTTCTGCAAATGTCTCGTTTACAACTTGAAATAATGTTTGCTGATGCAAGTAGCTGTTTAGACTCAAAGCATGATTAGTTATAAAATCCTCTGTATCAACTGTAAGAGGTAGAATAGTTTTGTTCCAAGTTTTTAAATCAGACCGACTAATAGGTGAACCTACCGGTAACTGATAACTTTCCATATGCTTGATAGTTTTTTTATTAAATCTGTTATGACTTACTAATCCGTGATCGTATAAGTTACTATGAAAAATTTCAAATGCACTTAACGTCCGATGCGGTCTGTTAACACGACTTAGGCTTAAAAATAATTTACCTGTGTAACGTTTTTTTGTTTGTGCTATTTCATGTTCTAGTCGTTCTTGCAAAATAACTTCAACAGGTTTCTTTTCAATTTGTTGTCCAATAGCATCACCAGGCTTCGTAGCACCTGCTATTCCAAATATCATACTTTCAAAATTATTAAATGTAACAACTTTAATTGAGTGTTCAATCTTGTGTTCCATATTATAACGTATGATGTTATCGTTGTCGTACATGTTTGAACTAAAGAAAATAATCTTTTCAGGATCTATTCTTGCTTGTTTACAACTAAAATATAGTACATCAAAAAACGGAGCATCGTGTATTGTACTAAAGCCTTCGGTACTAGCATCAAAAAAGAAAAAACATTTTGGATCTTTTCTTAATTGCGACTGAGCTCGATGTTTAACAAACTGAAAAAGATTAACATCTTTTTGCCATTTAGGATAACTGATTAACGCATGTACAATAGACACATCATCAAAACCTTCTTGACTTAGTACTAATTGATCTTTTAACTTTTCAATCGACAGCGTAGTTTTTGGCTGTTGAATAAATTCGTTAAAAATGATAGAGTCTTTAATTAACTTCATAAGGTATACTTTCCATAAATACTACTATATTTATGTACGCATATAATGATTGGAGAACAGAGTGAAGATTGGATTTATTGGATTAGGAAAATTAGGATTACCTTGTGCAGAAGTTGTTGCAATTAAAGGACATGACGTAACAGGTTATGATATTGTTGAAACAGTTAATGATAATGTAACAGTTTGTCCTACTATACAAGAAGCAGTCCAAAACAGAGATATTGTGTTTATTGCAGTACCCACTCCGCATCACCCTGACTATGATGGTAAAGCACCCACAGCTCATTTAGAACCTAAAGACTTTGGGTACGACATTGTAATTGATTGCATACGTGAAGCAAATGCGTGGATGAATACAGGTCAATTACTTGTATTAATTAGTACAGTATTACCAGGAACAGTACGTAGAGAATTTGCACCACTAGTAACTAATACTAGATTTGTTTACAATCCGTATTTAATTGCAATGGGTACAGTTGCATGGGATATGGTCAATCCTGAAATGATTATGATTGGCACAGACGATGGTAGCGAAACAGGTGATGCAAAACAGCTTGTTGAATTTTATAAAACTATAATGGAAAACAATCCACGTTATGAAATTGGTACATGGGACGAGTGTGAATGTATCAAAGTATTTTACAACACATTTATTAGTGCAAAAATTGGATTAGTTAACATGATTCAAGATGTAGCAGAGAAGCAAGGACATATTAATGTTGATGTAGTAACTACTGCACTTGCTAAAAGCGATCAACGTATAATGGGTCCTAGTTATATGAAAGCAGGAATGGGAGATGGCGGTGCATGTCACCCACGTGATAATATTGCGTTACGATACATGGCTCAAAATTTAGGCTTGCAATATGACATATTTGATGCTATAATGAATGCAAGAGAAGTGCAGGCTAAAAATATGGCAAACTATTTGGTTAAGATTGCAGAGAAGCGAAACTTACCAATTTTGTTAAACGGCATTGCATATAAACCAGGAGTACCTTATACTGACGGAAGTTATAGTTTGTTAGTAGGACATTATTGTAAAGAAGCAGGATATCATTGTATCGAAGTTGATCCAATGGCTAGTCCACAAAAAGGTCCGTTTACGGCTGTAGCACTATTAGCACACCCGGAACTTTATTGTTATCTCTCAGAAGGAAGTGTTGTAGTTGATCCTTGGAGAGACTTTAAGTCAGATAAATTTGAAGTATTCCATTATGGAAACACACGATGAAAAAAATATTAATTGTAGGTGATAGTAATGCACTAGGTGAATGGGGTACTATTATTCCAGGGCCTGCTTGTGCTAACCCTAAACACCCAGAACTGTTTGAGCCGTGGAACAAAGACAAATACTTAGAAGGGTCTGCACCTAAGCCTTTTCAAGTTGTATGGCCAGGCTTTGGTTATAACTTAGATCTAATGGGCCACGCTACTGCTAACTATGCATTTGGTGGATCAGGTAACTTTGAAGCAATTTTTAAAGTAGAAGAAGCACTAGGACTTGCACCTTGTTTTACTAGTCCTGTATTTTATAAACCTAATTTAATTATATGGATGCTTACTGAACCTTGCAGAGATTTAAAAAGAAGTTTATGGCCAGACGAAGCAGGACTGTATGACTTACAAAAGTATTATGATGCAAGTGACGCTAAAGTTAAAAATGCTACAAGCATCAAAGAGATAAGTGACGAACTACTTACAATAGCATTAGATGGCGCTCAAGCAATTTACGAGCAAACAGGTATACCTTGGTTAGTAATTGAAGGTTGGGGCAAACTGCCTAAAGATATTAGCAAGTATACTTTTATAAAATATGTACACCGTGATTGGATGGATAAGATACTTGGAAGACCTGTACCATTAATTAGTAGTTGGGGTACAGCAGAAAATGTACGTAGACGCAGACCAGACCTAACAGAAAATGCCGCAGAAAGTTTGCGTATGTTTGCTAGGCAAAGACCAGAACTTGGTATTCCTGCCCTACCGGAAGGAAGTGAAGAAACAGAATTTAAACGTATAGTAGATGAATACGAAGACGTGATTAATATTATGACAAAAAGCGACAGGTTCCCGGATAACTGTCATGCAGATAGAACAATACAAGAGGAACTAGCTAACGAGATAGCACCGCATGTATGATATTGTTTTTATAAGTTACGGAGAAGCAAACGCTGATAGTAATTGGGATAAACTTAAACAACAGTATCCAATGGCAAAGCGTGTTAAAGATGTTAAAGGAATACATCAAGCACACATTGCAGGAGCAAAGAAATGCTTTACAAAAATGTTTTGGGTAGTTGATGGCGATGCACAAATAGTTGACGAGTTTAAATTTGATCACGAAGTTAGTAGCTACGACCTAGAGTGTGTGCATGTATGGAGAGCTAAGAACCCTGTTAACGGATTAGAATACGGATATGGCGGAGTTAAACTGTTACCACGTATGCTTACACTAAAGATGGATACAAATGTAACAGATATGACAACTAGTATTAGTGATAAATTTAAAGCAATGACAGAAGTTAGTAATGTTACGGCATTTAATACAGATCCACTTAGTACGTGGCGCGGTGCGTTTAGAGAATGTGCTAAGTTGGCAAGTAAAACAATACAAGGACAACTGGAGGAAGAAACAAATGATAGACTTAAAACTTGGACTACTTATGCTGAAGGAGTACATAGCGGAGATGCGTTACGAGGTGCTATGGCTGGCATGCGTTTTGGTAATAGCAGTAGCAGTGATCTTAACTTAATAAATAATTTTGATTGGCTCAAGGAACAATTCGATAATGATACCATTTAAAGAAATAGCATCATTTGGGCAACAAACAATGTTAGACAAACCGTTGTTTAATGTTAGTTGGATTCTTGGTCGCTTCTGTAATTACAGTTGTAGTTACTGCTGGCCGTATGCTAATTCTAATAAACCTGATCATCAAGCATTTGAACTTTATACAAATACTATTGACGAAATAAAACGTCAAGCAAGAGCAAACGGATTTACAGAATTCCATTTTAGTTTTAGCGGCGGTGAACCAACTGCCTACAAATTGTTTAGTGAGCTAGTAGCATACTATGCTGATGATGCAGATGCTAAGTATCAAAGCGTACACATGACAACTAATCTAAGTCCAGGAAGCAAATGGTGGAACAAATGGTTAGAAACTACAAGTAGTCTACAACGTAGAAGTATTACAGCAAGTTACCATGCAGAGTTTGCTAAAGAGCAAGAGTTTGGTGACAAGTGTTTACAATTAATGAAAGGTGGAGTATATGTTACGATCAATCAAGTTATGGTTCCTGAAATGTTTGAAGAACTTTACGAACGCTTACAACGATTTGCCGCCAGAGGCATTAATGTTACTCTCAAACCCCAATCTGATCCTACCGCCTCGTTTATCATCAATGGATATACTACCGACCAAATCGAAAAAATGCAAAAAGGGTTCCCGCAAGAATGGAACGGAGAAGAAGTCTATCAAATTAGACTAACTGATGTTAGTGGCTCTACGCATTTTATAGATCAAGCAGAGCGATTAAATGCATACGGGTTTAATAAATTTGAAGGGTGGAACTGCAATGCAGGCTATCAGAGTTGTATCATACGTGGCAATGAAGTTAAGAGAGCATATAGTTGTAGCGATGAACCACTAGGTACGCTACAAGACGGTTTTACGCTGTTTAAGACACCATCTAAATGTGTAACTGCTACATGTGTAAGTAGTGCAGATAGTAAAATACCAAAGGTAGTAGCATGACTAATTTAAGCATCAAAGACCTAGCAACACTAGCAATGGAGTCTGAAAGTATTGACCCTATAGATTGGGGCGAACTTAATATTAATGAAGAACAAGCGTTTTTATTAATGGCTAGTCACGTATTGGAAATGCATCAAAGAACACCAGAGCCTGAGATAATGATGGCAACTGTGACTAAATTATTAGTAGAAAATTTTACACTTAATTTAAAATTACAAGGAAAACGATGAAGATTGATATTCAAGACATAAAGTTTTGGGCAGATGCTATTCGCAATAGTGCAGACAGAGATCGTACCTTAGAAAGTTTATGGGGAGGCCAACTCCAATCAAAGACTTGGCTAATTGAAATACTTGAAAAGAGAGCTCATATTGCTAACGCTGATATAGTTATTTTTGGAGGGTGGAATGGTGTACTTGCTAGTATGATGTTTAATAGCGACCTAGGAACTAAACATATCACTAGTATTGATATTGACCCCGCCTGTGAAAAAATTGCATCAACAGTTAACAAGCGTCAAGAAATGGAAGGACGTTTTAACGCAGTAACAGCAGATATGTGCAAGTACGAGTACACAACTGATCCGTACTTTGTTATTAATACAAGTTGCGAACACATTACGCCTATGCAATATAAAACTTGGTTAGAGAGAGTTCCTAAAGGAACAAAAGTTATATTGCAAAGTAATAACTATTATGAGTTAGACGAACATGTTAATTGTGTAAGCTCGTTAGAAGAATTTAAAAAAACATGTAATGTAGATATTGATGCGGCACATGAATTAGAGTTACCAAAGTATAAAAGATTTATGATTATAGGAAATGTATAATGTATAACTACGAAGACATAACGTCAATACATTTAGAAGTTACAACTAGGTGTCAAGCACGTTGTCCTATGTGTCCAAGAAGAGTCAACGGAGGCCCAGAACTTGACGGATTAGATCTTACAGAAATTAGTTACGCTACTTTTATAGAGTGGTTTCCTATAAGTTTTGTACAGCAACTAAAGTTTTTAAATATGTGTGGCAACTTAGGCGATCCTATTATGGCCAAAGATACTCTAGGCATAATGCAATACTTACGTAAGCATAATCCTGAAATGACTTTACAAATGCACACTAACGGAAGTGCTAGAACTTCAAGTTGGTTCAAAGGACTTGCAGAAGCAGGAGTAAAGATTGTATTTGGTATTGATGGCTTAGGAGATACTCATTCACTATACAGAATTAGTACAGACTTTAATAAGATTCTAAAAAATGCACAAACATTTATTGATGCAGGCGGAGATGCAAGATGGGATATGCTAGTATTTGCACACAACGAACATCAAGTAGATGCATGTGAGCAACTAAGTAAAGACATGGGCTTTAAAGGATTTAGTATTAAGCACACTACTAGATTTAAAGACGGACAGTTTGAAGTTATTGATGACAATTATAATGTAACACACATATTATTACCATCGCAAAAAAGTTTAGAAATGATAGCACCAGCAGAAAAAGCTAGGAAAGAAACATTACCAACTATTAATTGTAAGGCAGTTGAAGATAAACAAATGTATATTGCCGCTAATGGAAATGTTAGTCCATGTTGTTGGCTAGATTTAGAATGGTTACCACAACACTCCCATTCAAGAATAGATTATATGATAAAAATTAAAGAATACCCTAATTTACATAAGTATTCATTTGCAGAGATCTTTAACAACGGCTTCTTTAACAAGATTAGTAGTTGTTGGAATTCCACTGGACTTAAAGAATGTTCGAAACAATGTGGAAGTTTTGATAAACTAAATGCACAATTTGAAAGGCACGAACATGAGTAAGACATTTTGCCCTTTACCGTGGATACACTTAGCAACTCGACCTAATGGTGACGTTAGAGTTTGTTGTACGGCTAATGCATCAGGTGCAGGACTTGAAGACGATAAAACAGTAGGCCTTGTTAAAAAGGACGGCATTGCTATGAACATGCGTAACCATACTATTGAAGAAGTATGGAACAGTGAACATATGCGTACTACACGATTACAAATGCTTAATGAAGAAGTTCCGGCAAGTTGTCGTAAATGCTTTGCAGAAGAAGAACGTGGCATTGTGAGTAAGCGTCAGTGGGAAACTAAAGTATGGAATAAACGGTTAGACATTGAAAGTATTGTAGCAAAAACAGATGATCAAGGTAACATACCTGTTAACATTCCTTACTTTGACCTACGACTTGGAAATCTATGTCAACTAAAGTGCGTTATGTGTAGTCCACATGATTCAAGCAGTTGGATTAAAGAATGGAAACTGCAAAAGCCCAAATACAGAGACAAGAATTTAATTGCAGACACAAGTTGGGACGAAGACTTTGATTATACTTGGTATAAGAAAGGTTCTTTTATAGAATCAATGAAAGGCCAATCACAGCATATCAAAGAATTATACTTTGCTGGTGGCGAACCATTGCTAATACCAGAGCATTATGCTATACTACAGTTTATGGTTGATAATAATTATGCTAAAGATATTTGTATACGTTATAACAGTAACGGATTAGAGTTGCCTGACAAATTATTTGTACTATGGCAACACTTTAAAGAAATTACATTTAATTTTAGTATAGATGCATATGGTGACAGGAATGATTATATACGTTATCCAAGTAAGTGGGCTGATATTCAAAAAAACTTGCATAAACTTGACTCAAGTCTAAATAATATTATAATAAACGTTGCGGCCGCAGTACAATTATTAAATGTTGCATACATACATGAACTAGCTGAGTGGAAAATGGATCAAGGCTTTAGTAAAGTTAATGTATTACCGTTTGGTGGCGGACTAATTAATACGCATTTAGTTTATTTTCCTAGTTACTTAAATGTTAGAACATTACCTAGAGAGCTTAAAGAGTTTGCTAAGGGTAATATTGAAAGTTTTATTCAAAGACAGAAGTTTAATACAGATTGGAACAATCATGCAATGGGTAAACCACGCTGGGACGGAATTGTTAACTATATGATGTCAGAAGATTGGTCTGATAAGTTACCACAGCTACAAGACTACCTACGAGTATTAGACGAACGCCGCGGAACGGACTTTAGAAAAACGTTTCCGGAATTAGGAAAACATATATAATGGACGTAGGATATAAGGTTGTTTGCCATGATGTAGATCCTATAGAACTACATGAACAAACTGTTATTGGTACAGAAGAAAAGAATGCAAATCTTATTGTGCGTTCTACTGCTAACGAACAGTTGTTATATATTGACGGAGCCACAGGTGGCAATGAACCTATTTTTCTTGGAATAACTAAATCAAGAGGAACACAGCAGAATAAGTTACCAGTTGAACCAGGAGATAACTTAGGTGGTGTTCAAATTTATGGAAGAACTAAGCCAGGCAGTAGTTTAGGGTATTGTCATGATGAAACACCGTTGAATGGTGCTATACAATTTTTTGTATCTAAGGATTATAATAAACAAGGTGCAGTTGCTAATGAGATGGTTATAGCATTGTCTAATAATACAGACATGTCTATTAAATTAAAACTTGATAGTAATGGTAACTTAATTACACAAGGTAATATAACTAGTGGTAATTTAAAAATAACAGACACAGTAGTTAACGAAGTAGGACCAATAGAGAAATATGTTCAAGTTGAATTAGATGGCAACAAATATGCTATGCCATTGTACAGGATATCAACATGAACAAAATAGTTTGGAAACATATTGACTATAACAACGACAGTCTTAATAGTATAGCAAGAAATATTGCTGAGTATCATACTGCTCATGCACTAAAAGTTAAGTACTCTACAACTAAAGGTGTACCGATTGGAACTATCTTCTTAGATGTTCCAAGAACAAAACAAAATACAGTTGAAAATATTAGTGCGTTAAATAGTATTTTAAATTATAATGTATATTTTAAAGAGAATACTGAAGTACCGTTAAAAACAATAATTGATCCTGATTGTGTTGTTGCGTTAGCAAGTGGTGACACTCCAAGTCAGTTACTAGCCAAACATACATATGTTATTGATATTAGTCCAATGGCATTAGAAAAAACAAGAGAAAAATATAATATAGATGTAACTAAGAGCTACAATTACAACCAAGTTGATTTATTTGATATACGAGCTGTAGAACAGTTTTTAACAAAATGCCAAGGTAATGTAGGATTATTTTGTTTAAGTAATGTATTTTTATACTTTCCTAATTGCATAATGTTTGATGCAAAGGCAAGACTTAAAAAACAAAACGAATTAATTAGTTTATTAGCACAAGATAAAATTAAATGGTATGTTGATATGATAACAGTCAATGGAACATATATTCAAACACTAGCAAGTGAATTAGTAGACATGACGTTAGACGATAAATTTAAAGAATTGCCATGGATCTAGTAGAAAAGTTTAACTGGATTAGACACAACAGCGGCCTTGCTACACTTCTGTTAGATATTCCAAAGCCTTCAAATGATATTAGAGATGAAATATTAAAAAGTGTTGACATTGCTGTTCCCCATAGGGATACTGATGGCAAAGGTTGGCGCAGTTTAACACTTCACGGACACAGTTCTATAATGACTGACAGTGATGATGCTTACAAAGAAAAAGGATTCACATTAGGTACTAAAGAATGGACTGATATAGCAAAGCACTTTCCGTTAACTAAACAATGGATTACTAAAAATATACCTTTTGAAAAGTATGGAAGAATTAGAATAATGATAGTTGACCCAGGCGGGTATGTTAGTCCACACAAAGACTTTTTACATGGACAATTATTAGGCGGAATCAATATTGCTATTACACACCCCAAAGAAGTAGTGTTTAACATTGAAAATTATGGTAATGTAGAATGGCAAGAAGGTGAATCGAGACTAATTGATCTAGGAAGTATACATCAAATTACAAACAACAGTAGCAAATCTAGGATACATATAATTGTACACAGTGAACCAATTGATCAGTGGAATGAAACAATTATGCAATTAGTCTGCAACAGTTACAACAAGGAATATAATGGAACAAAATAATATTGAAAGAGCCTTACTATGGAATAGCCTGTGTAACATGGGAGACATGGTTAAACTAAAGTTAAAAGTTGACGGACACAACCTTGTACAGGAACTAGAGCAATTTAAAGATAACTGGTGTCCTTATAACCAAAAGAAAGATGCCCATAACAATCGTTGGGGATTACCTGTTACAAGTCACACAGGTGATGTAATGGACAACTATCATTTAAACAGCTTTGGTCACATGCAACGTTATCACGATGTTGAAATGAAAGAAGAAAACTTTACAACACCAACAGAAGTGTATAAGAATATTCCACAACTTGCTAGTTTAGTAGATACGTTTGCACCTGACATTGGTCGAGTGCATTTACTTAGAGTAGATGAAGGTGGGTTCTTTCCGCCACACAGAGACTTTCCAGGAGTAGGTCCAGAGTACTTTAGACTGTTATGCACGTTTGGCAAAGCACAACCAGAGAACTATGCACACATACTTGACAAGCAATTAATCTACCCTGATCCAGAGTATGTACACTTTATTAACTTTCAAAAAGAGCATAGTGTGTTTAGTTACACTAACGGATTACATTCATTAATACTCACAGTTAAATTAAATCAACGCACACATGATTTAATTATTAAGCACAGCATGAGCGAATGAAATTAACCTACGAAGATAAAGCAAAAAATGATTGGTTCCTAGTAAGTTGGACTTTAAGTAATAAGTGTAACTACCGATGTTCGTACTGCCCAGACATATTACATAACGGAAGTACAGGACAACCTAAATGGGAAACTGTTAAAAATTTTGTTGAGAACTTTAAAGTTCCTAAGGAAATCTGCTATCGACTAAGCGGAGGAGAACCTACGTATTGGAAACACTTTATTGATCTTGCAAAGTTAGTTAAGCAACAAGGCCACACATTTAGTTTTGTTACTAACGGTAGTCAAAAGGTTGAATACTTTAAAGAAATTGATCAGTACACAGATGGAATGATGATAAGTTATCATCCTGAATATTCTGATGCTAAACACTTTGTTAATATTGCAAATGAAACAAACTGTGAAATCATTGTTAACTTAATGTTACCAGAGGGCGAGGAAGCATTTAAAGAACAATACGAAATAGCAAAGTTCTTATTTGAAAATACTGATAGAATGACAATATGGCCCAAAGTTATTTTAGATAAAACTAGTGGAGACTATATTACTAATACAGTGGCCCCTTATACTAAAGAACAAAAAGAAATTATTGGGTTATGGCCATTTGCTAGACCTGTTAATGACAAGCATCTTCATAGAGGAGACTTATTACTAGACTCTGAATACGTTACAGCAAACGATTTAATTGTGTCTGATATGAATAAGTTTAGCGGTTGGAAATGTTGGGCCGGACTTGACGGAATTAATGTAGACATGTGGGGTAACATGTACAGAGCAGATTGTCAGTTTGGAGGACCAATTGGAAACCTAGAACGATATAGCTTGCCTACTGAACCTATCATGTGCGGTAAAAGTGTATGCGGGTGTTTAAGCGATATATACATTAGGAAAGAACAATAACATTTATTTAAACAATGGACTAAGTTCTGGACAATAGTCTAGTACGTTTTCGTTTCTAATTTTATCTAAATCTTTTGTATACTTAACAAACAAGTCTAACAAGTTACTATCGTCTTTGCTATTATAATTTATATTAGGAAATCTAAAATCAATTTTGTCTAATACGCTGTTAGGTAAGACTTGCGGATTTAAGTAGGCAGGTGTTGCCACAACATTTGTAAAATATATTTCCCAGTTGTCTTGTTTATTTTCTTCAAACCACTGATGTAGTTTATCTAAGTGTGCAATATTATATGCCATAACAGTTGTGGTAATAATTACTCTATCAAAATTAAATTGTTTTAAATTTTCATTTAGTTGTGCAAACGTAAAGTTTTTACCACCTCTAATATATTCGTATAGTCCTTCAGTACCTTCAACACTTATATTCCATTTAGTTTTTCCAAACTGTTTTGCAAGTACATGTACTTCTTCATCTACGATAGTGCCATTAGTAGTCCAGTCAAGTGTAATGTTTTTAGCAATACCTAAGTCTATAAATTTTTGTAGTATAATTTTATTAGCAGGCTCCATATAAGGTTCACCACCTAGTATACTTAGATATTGTAAGTTCATAAATGGCCTAGGATCTTCAAACAACCGTTCTATAATTTGTTCGCTTTTATTTGTATAACCAAACTCTGGATGTTTAACAGGGCGTTGATAATTGCTGTCTAAATTATGTAATTTAATATCATCTTTAACCCAAGCACTAGAAGCAAGACCGCTACACATACGACATTTCAAATTGCAAATATTACTCATATTAAACTCCAAAAAGTAAATATCTGTAAAGTTTTTTGAGTAGTCGTAATTGGTGTTATCCAACATTGGATTAAGTGTATCACGGAAGAATATACGCCTGCTATGACCTACAGATTCTTCTTTTAAAGTACATTGTTGACAAGCTGGCGGTAACACTCCATTACGGAAGCTATCCTTTGTGTGTGACGCTGTAAGACTGTCTAAGACGGTGTTTAACGGTGTTGTAAGCACGTTACCATAGCGTTCTTTATACACACAACAAGGTACAATGTCACCATTAAAGCGTACAGTAATACTATGCCAAGGAGCAAAACATTTCATAACTTAGATCCTCCTTAAACTTGTAAATGGCTTCTTTATTGGTTGTCATATTATGCCCAATAGCATACATTTGATTGTTGTATATAATTGGTCTTCCTAGCATTGTATTTTCAAATTGTTCGTAATGTAATATAGTTCCTTTGCTATCAATTTTAAAAATTGGACATCCAGGGGTGCCACTTGGAAAGAAGTACGCATTGCCGTTATATTCAATTCCGCTACGAAAACGATACTTGCCACCAAACTCTAATCCAATATCAAATTGGTAACTTTGTTTAGTTACAGTATCAAACACTAACCCCCAACGACTATCACTTGCAAATTCATCACCATACGGTAATGCTATTATTCTATCGCCAAGCATTACACCGCAATTATATTTCTTAGCAAAGTCAACTCCGTTAATTTCATGATAGGTTACTGTATTTGTTTCTGTATCAAACTCTACAATAGTATTAAGTCCGCTAGTTTCGCCAAACGGTAAACTGTAAAGTGTATTACCTTTCACAATAATATCTGAATATTTTCTTGTAATGTTAGCATCAACATCTAATTCGTAACTTTGATATGCGTTGCCATCAAAACTTAAAAGTGTATTATATCCTGGCTCATCACCGCGAGGCATACTCCAATATCTTCCATTGCAGTATACAGTTCCCATGTGTAACTTTTTACCTTTGGTAGGTAACTCGTGTGCTTTAATTATTCCATCAATGTACAATCCAAAGTTTGTATCTTCGTACCCTAGTGGAAAACTAAATGCAGTCTTTCCATCAGTTGCTACGCTATAAAATTGTCCTTTACCTTTGAATGGTAATGTATGATAGTAGGGTGTTGTGTCACGTAGTTCTACTACAGTATTAAACTCGTCCCAAATACCGTAAGGAATAAACCAACTGCTATTATCAATTTGTGCAACAGCATTAGTCTTACTAGTTGCCGGTAGTAATTCTAGATCAATGTAACTACCTTTGTAAAATACTTTACTATACTCTTTACATTTTTCTGTAGCAAAAGGAGGGCTTAGTAATTCATTGTTATGCTCAACTAACAATAAGTGTTTAATAGATTGTTCTTTATAAAAATCTTGGAATGCTTTATACATTTTTTAAGTCCATAGTGTGGATTACTGTTTCTGTCTTAGTATCAAATACTAGTACAGTTTGAAACGTTTCACTTTCTCCATATGGCATTGCAAAAATTACATCATTATATATTATACAGTTGTTATACTTTTCAATAGTAGTTGAGTCTTTAAAGTACTCTCCTACGTCTATAGTATAATGCGTATCGTCAACTGTGTCAACCACTAATATTTCAGCAAGGTCTCCTTGACTCTTCCAAGTGTCTGCAGGCTCGCAAACACACCCGCCTCTAGGAATATAATATATTTTACCTGCACTATTTTCAACACCTGCAAAGTACTTCTTACTTTCTTTGCCTATGCCCAGTTCCTTAGTGTACCATTCGTCTGTAGCACTATTAATAATAAGCATCTTACTCCAATCCTCATCATGCCCGGCTGGCGGAAAGTATACTTTGCCGTTACGTGCAACAGTATGACTGAAATACATTCTGCTAGTTGCAGTTAATCCTGTGTGTTCACTATGCCATTCTTGGCCATCAAATCTTAGCAATACATCAAAGTTAGGATTTTCACTATAAGGAGGAGCATATAGTTTACGCCCTACTTTAGCCATTGTAGTATATTTTTTATTAGTCCAATACTCTTTATCTAAATCAAACCAATGGTAACTCATATTAATAAGTTCATATGTCATGTTAACACAATCATACTCAATACAATATGGAAAATATTCTTTTAAGTTTTCACCACGTGGCACTCCGTAAATTATACCATCAATGATTTGTGTAGTATGCCATTTTTTACAATCGTCAGTTGTTATATCTATTTGCACATATTGTAGTGTATGGTCGTCTAAGTTAATATGCATAACCCAGCTAAATGGTTCATGTTCCCCATAAGGTAGTGCTACAATTTCATTACCATGTATGTGACCTTGTATATACTTGCCCTTGCCTTTAGGAGATACTTCAATGTATTCTATTTCATCTGTTTCAGTATTAACAACTAATATTCTACTTTCGTTGTAAGGTAAAAAATATATAAAGTGTCTATACACAATACCATGTTGCCACTTCTCAACGCTATCGTCTACATCAAGTTTAATTTTTGTAACATCATATGTAGTCGGATCTATTTTAAGCATATGATCGAGAGATTCGTTTAGACCATATGGCGGAACATAAATCATTCCATTGTTGCTTAGTGTAGCATAGCTATAGGATTGCGGGGTCAAACTTGTCTCCAAATGCACTAGTTAGGTCTGCATGTAATTTATCTATAATTTGTTTCTCGTTATATAGACCAACGTTGTCCCAGTCGATCATATACATGTTCTCACCGTCAATTAGTATGTTACTTAGCACCCAGTCATAATGGGCGTATGGTGATGTTTCTTTAATAGTGTATAAGCAGAAGTCATATATCTTTTTAATAAATTGAGGAGTGTGTGCAAACTTACTTGCAGGAGTTCCAGGTACTTTATGATATTCAATAAACATACTAGTGTCGTTACTGCCCCAATCAATAACCCAGCCTTCCATAACTTCATTTAAAATAATTATATGTTCTTCTAATCGTGCTTCTTCTACAGTAGACCATTCTTTACGGAATCGGTCTTCAAGTTCAAAAACTTTTCTACCTATTTCTTTATTTTCTTTAATTAATTCCATATGCTTGTGCAACCTCCGGCAAGTAATCTTTAATGTATAACCCACGCCACTTATCTTGTTTTGTAATTTGATTTACAAAGTGTTCAATAATTTTAGGATCTGATGGATGATTAGCCCAACCGTCAACGTCAGGATGAATACCACGGAACTGTTCCTTTAAACTATCAGGAGCATTTTTAACATGTAACCACTCTGGAAGAATCAATAAGTTATCGTAAATTTTAAAATTATTCTTAGTAGCATATTCTTTAAGCTCGTCATAGTATAACGCATTAAGAATACTAAGTGTTGGAGTTACATCAACTTTACAAAAGTCTGCATATTTTTGTGCGTTAACTTCTATCTCATTCCATTTACTTCCGCTTCTAATATAATCAATTTTATCACTTGCGGCATCTAAGCTAAGACTCATAATTACCATATTAAATCTTCTTAGTAATTTTTCAATCTTAGGGTTCCATAATGTTCCGTTAGTATTAAATCTAACTAACACGCTTGAGTCAAGTCTTTCTAGAAACTTATCTAAGTGTCTAACCATCATAGGTTCACCACCTGTTAGATAAACTTCTCTAATAGGCAAGTCGTCAAACTTTTTCATTGTTTCTTCAGACGCCCAATTAAAGTTTGGAACTTCTAATATTCCGTGTAATGGAATAATGCCAGCCTTCTTCATTTCAATAGCTTCTTCAGCAATACTACTACTGCTCATTTCCCAACAGCTAACACATTTAAGATTACAGCTATTGCCGAATCTAATATCAAGATGACTTAGCCCAGGGCCATAAAAGTTTCTAACGTATCTAGAACCGTCTGGTTTTACCCTAGTACGCATACTATCAATACCTTGTTCTTCTTGTTGTTCGCAACGTGTACATGCGTCTGGCCAAATGTCATTGTCCATTTGTTCAGTTACTTTTTTATGAAATTCACTGTCATGCCATTCTTGCGGAGTATGTGTTTTAATATTTTCTTTATTAGTTTGTTCAAGGCTAACACAGCATAGTCTAAACTGACCATCTGATCTTACACATGTTTGATGATCTAAATATTTACATTTCACCGCAGGTTACCTCGCATATTTTAAATCTGTTTTCACTTGGGTACATAAGTTCTTCACCTTTAAGTATATCTTCTAATGACCTATCGTTTATATTAGGCCATGTTATTTTGTCTTGTGAATAAGGGTTGTCAGGATTCTTAGGCCATCTCTCACTTAGTAAGTAACAACAAGATAGTACTTCGCCTGTATGACTTATTTGTACTTTTCTTTTATTTTTCCATTTGCATGATATAGTTGTTTTACTAAAATCTTTAATGATCTTAATCCGTTCAACATTGTCGAGGTACTTGCTATCGTATTTAATCTCTCGTGCTTTGTCTTTTTTATTTGCTTTAAATTTTTCTATAGCATTATCAGCAATACTATTAATAGCACTAAACGTATATCCGCCATTAATATCAAACTTTTGAAATCCCATATCATAAGCTAGTTGTTTACATTCTTCTAATTGGTGTGCATTGTGTTCAAACACTAGCATACGCCAACGTGCTAATCCGCCTGCACCAATAAATGTTTTAGCATTAGTCATAATCTTATCCCAGATAACTCCTCTACGATATAGATGGTTAGTATCTTCTAATCCGTCAATGCTAAAAACTACATGACTTGGATACGGAAACTTAGACAATGTTTTTGCTAATCGTAGCCATTCTGTTCCTAGTCCAGCATTGGTATGAATAGTTACTACCGGAGGTGCAGTACTTGTAATTGCTAATAAATGTTCAAGTGCTGGAATTAAGTTTGGATTAAATAATGGATCACCATAGCTACCATTAAATATTACTTCTCTAACATTGTCAACTACTGACGTAGTAAACAAGTTTTTCCAAGTTTTTAAATCCATATGTCCTAAAGGCATATGTGGATTAACTTCAACTCCCCCAATATTTCTACTGCAATTTCCGCACATAGAATTGCAATGACTAGTGAAGTCTACTACAATCGTATCTAGTGCTGATGGCGTTATATATGGCATAAGTATATTTAACAGATAGTTTAATGATAAAGAAGAAATATGACACCTGAATTACAGAAATATATACAGGATCACGACAGAGATATTACAATACAGTATCCTGAGCAGTTTGATCCTAAATGGATTGTAACAGAAAGTGGCTGGCCTTGTTTTAGGCTAAGTGCATTAGATAACCAACCTTGGCAAGAAATGCACAAAGAAGCAGAAGCACTTGCTGACAAGTTTTATTCACATAGAGAAACTACATACGGCAACGGGTGGAAAAGTTTAACACTACATGGAGTAAACGAAGACAGCCAATCACTAAACACATACGGAGAACGATCAGAAACTCTTAAACAGTTAGATTGGACTTGGGTAGCAGACGAATGTCCTGTCACTAAGAAGTTTTTAACTGATGTTTGGCCAGCAGAGTTTTTAAATCGTGTAAGATTTATGTTACTTGAACCAGGTGGATACATACTTCCGCATCAAGATCGCAAAGACGAAGAGAAGCGGTTAAGTGTTTGTAATATTAGTTTGAATAATCCAGAAGGTTGTAACTTTATTTTTAAGGATCACGGCAGAGTTCCGTTTGAAGACACCGGTAGTGCTTTCTTAATGGATATATCAAACGTACATGCAGTATATAATAACAGTGACAAGCCACGTATTCATATGATTATACATTATGAACTAGGTAGACGTGTTAGAGATTTCTTTTACGTTCTACGTCAGAGCTATTTTACGAACCAAGGATAATATGAAAGACTGGAATAGCATAACTGTTGATAGGTACTATGAAAACCTAAGCATTGAAAACAACGTAGGTGTTGGTATACTAGACATCTCAAGAGATATTACAAATTCAACAGTACAGAAACGCACATTTGATATGACATACTTTTATATTAATCGTATGATTAAAATGGGCATGTGTAGTTACGTTGGATTTCACAATCGTGTAGAAACAATACTTGAAGAAGCATTAAGTGCAGACAAAGAGTTTGCAATGGTAGCATGTCAAGGGTTGTTATTACATAGAGGCCCAAGTTTACTACAACAAAGTGTAGAATATGCTGAAAACAATCCGCAGTTCTTTGTAGTTGGCCATATCATGGACAAAACAAAACAACATTACATGACCAAAGGTGCTTATCCTGGATTACACAGGCAATATCTTTTTGTAAATTTAGCCAAGTGGGTTGAACTTGGTAAACCACCGTTTGATGAAATAGGAGTCTTTTGGGATAGAAAGCCTGAACTACAAAATTATCAAATGAGTAAAGATTCTATTCACAGTACTTACACACCCAAGTGGGTTATTAATAACAAAGGAACAACAAAGTATGATACGACCAGTGATGGCAGTAATTGGATTGACATCGCTATGCGTAATAACATACGTATTGACAATTTAGATAATGATATGCGAGCTTGTAAGGTATTTTTATATCCATACATTGACTCGGATCTACTTGGAAAGATTTGGTACAACAAACAATCACCTTTAGTAGACGATTTAACTAACCAAAGCCAACGTGCTTGGATTAGAAAACAAGCATATCAAGAAGAAATAGAAAAGAACCGTGTGTATGCGTTTAACACAGAAACGTTAAGTAGTGAAGGTGTTAGAACTAATGGAAACCAAATTGACCATTTGTTTTCAGCATCAGCAGGATTTAAACCCCTTGCAATATTAAATGCAAACGGATTTCACAGTGGTACAACGGTACATTACTTTGATTGGTGTGAAGCAAGTTTAAACTATAAGAAACATTTACTTGAAACGTGGGACGGCTATGACTTAGACAAGTGGTTGCTTGAACATGATTTAGATTATAACTTTAGTTCTACGTATAGGGGAACTTATAAAAAGTTCTGGGAACAAGAATTAAGAGAGTTTGGTGGATCGTTAGCATTTCAAAGGTTGTGGGATAGATACAGAAACCTAAAACATGAGTTTCATGTAATTGACCTTGTGTATGACAACACTAAACTGTTTGACATTATTAATAGCGTATATGGTACTAAAGTATTATGGACTACTAATATTTGGTCAAGTGAAATGCTTCATTGGAATGTAGAGCCTGAAGAGTTAGAACAGCAATGGTTAAAATTTGAACAGCAAATACCTGACGATCTTGTACTATACGGACACGACTATGTTGCAGTTGACATGAATTCTAGAGTACGCAATGGCGTACAGTTGACTCACCCGAGGTACGCCTAATGGAAATGAAGCGTTATATAGAAAAGCATGACGAAGCTAACTTAGGTTGGGCAGTTAAAAAACTATTCAAAGTTGACATTGATAAATTACGTACTTGGTATGATAATTTAGAAAACAACTATAGTGATTGGAAGTTTGTTATAGGCGAACAACACCACATATGGCAATTTCCTATTAGCGATCCTGAAGCAAAGACAGGACATCGTCTAATGGACGACACAGCATACTATACACTATGTTGGAACAGCGATGAAACAGGACCTAAGCCATTTGAACAAGGGTGTGCAAAGCCAGAGTATCGAGATGATGACAACGATCAACTTAACCCTAGACAATGTTTTAGTGGCTATGCACTAGACGTTGTAAACAGTTTACCTATGCGTAGTAAAAAATGGTTAGTAACAATTCATACACCAGGCACTAAACTAATTACACACCAAGACGCTCCAGATAAACTTCGTGTACATATTCCTATACACACTAATGCAGATAGTAATTGGATTATTGCAGGAGAAGAATATCATATGGAACCAGGCTGGGCATATGTTGTTAACACAACTATTCCACACAGCGTAGAAAACAAAGGTACAACAGACAGGATACATTTATATGGAAAGATTTGGACAGATGATTGCCGTAAGTTATAGTAAAAAAGACTTTGTATCTAAAATGCAAAGCGAAAACATCACCGATACAACAGTTGAAGATACTAATGACTATTACATATGTATTGATTCAACTGGCGGCCCAGACAGCGAACCATACTTTACTCAATTTCATCCTAACGTATTAAGTTTATGTTTTGATGATGTTAGTGAAGATCAAACTAACTGGGGTGAAGATATAAAAGCATACTACACAGCCGTTGCACCAACACTAACACAAATTCGACATATTTCATATTTCCTTAAAGAAGCAGTTGGGACAATACATGTACATTGTATGAAAGGCGAGTCACGTAGTAAAGCCGTTGCAGATTATGTAAATAACACTAGAATTAAACACGATGGAAAGTTTGCGTACAACATCATAAGGGATATACTAGATGAGCTTTAATGTAAAAGAAATAACAATCCCTATAGAGTATACTGACTTTAGAAGTTATTATATAAATGTATGCACTAACTATCCCCACCTTAAGTTTACTAATGTACAAGATACTGTTGACTCAGAAAAGCACATCATCGACGGCGTGTATGGTTGGGGAATACAAAGTAATTTAGAAGATCTCACTGTACCTTGTCCGCCTTGGAACGTACACAAAGCAAGAAGCGACAATTATAGAGATACTGAATTATCATTTGGAATTATTAAAAAGTTAAAAGCGTTATTTCCTGAAGCAAGGCAGTTTAGTTTAAGCGGACATCCACCAGGCACAATTATTCAACAACACACTGATACTGATAGATATCTTAAAGTACATATTCCAATCATAGCAAATGCAGAATCGTTCTTTGAGTTTGGTACTAAAAGGTATTGCTTAAAAGTAGGAAAAGCATATCTAATAAATACTACTAGGTTACACGGAACTAATAATAAAGGTTCTACAGATAGAGTACATTTATTTTTTAAAGTACCGGCAAAGAATTATATATGAGACACTTACAAGCTAAACATATAACAGATGTCGATACGTTGTTTGATAGTCTCGAATGGGATATAATCGAGCTAGACTTTTCTATTGATTCAGATAGTCTACAACACTACTATACACAACTCAAAGAACAACTATCTCATTTGCAGTTTAGCTTTACTTCTAAAGAATATCTTAGACCAGACATATACGAAACATTTAAAAAAGATAATCGTGTAGGTAATTATCTTGGAAACATTCAAGGATGGAGTGTTAGCTGGCCTATAGAACGAGATGTACCTTGTCCGAGTAAATCACAAGCTAATATTGACATGTATCCTGAGTTACAAGATTTAGATGAAGCAAAGTTCTATTACGATTGTGTACCAATGAAAGTTTATAAGTTTGGTATTTTAAACAGCATGATAGAAACGCTAACCTTACCAGCTCTAAGACAAATGCTAATAGCATTGCACCCACCAGGATTAAAAGTTGATACACATACTGACGGAAAGACGAGGAAACTACATGTACCATTTTATACTAATAAAGATGCAGTCTTTACATTTGGTGAAAACAGAGAACGCAAATACCATATGGAATTGGGCAAAGGATATATAATTAATACTCTAGTTCCGCATGGAACAGAAAATAACGGAAATACTGAAAGAGTACACTTATTGTCTAGAGTTGACGATTCGTTTATGCATTCACTATTATCCTTAAACTGCAATATAGCAGATAAATAACAGTAACAGGAGATAATAATGAGCAACACATATTTTACACAGGTATTAGACGAACCATATCACTTAGGAAATGGCGAATTTTTGTCAGTAATTACTAATGGTAAGGCACGTCACGAAGGCGAAGAAACAAGAGATTTTAACAAAGACGCAGGAGCAAGAGCAGGATTACTTAGAATAAACGCTGATAAAACTACGTTTGTAGACTTTTTTGATAAAAGCGATAACGGTGATAGATATCGTGGTGTTGCAGTAGTAGGTAATACAGCATATGTAATGCGTACACAAAAAGACAAAGTAGATAGCATCATTAGAGTTGCGGCAGTAGATTTAACAACTAATGAAGTTACAATGATTGAAGAAAAAGGTGTAAACGTACACGGCTCAGAAACTCCTAAAACATTCTGTGGACACTTTAACTTTGGTCGACCAATTACAGTTGGTACTAAAATTATTTACCCACCGGTTATGAGTGGAATGATTATTGTGTTTGATACTGTTGCTAATACATTTACTGTACATGAAACCGGAGAGAAGTTTGCTTCTATCCATAGTGTGTATGTGGAATCATTAAATGAAGTTGTGTTTTTTCCATATGGTAAAACAACTGATATGTTGATAACATTAGATCTTGAAACAAACAAAATTACACCACACACAGCACCAACTAAAGGTGCATTTTATCATGTCAACACTAACGGCAACAAAGCAGTTGGTGCTCCATTAATTATGGATGAAACTACAGAGTTTAACTTCTGGGTATACGATGGTGATACTGTTAAGTCAGTTGCTTATGATTCGTCTAGTACAGATGACATGGGCGGACAGATGGGTTTCAAATACGGAACTATGAATGGTAACACACTATTAACACATACTTGTTGGGAAGGCTGTAAAGAGTTTGTATCATTAAACTTAGATACACTTGCTATTGATAGCTTTGAAACTAATGAGTCACTAGGTAGTAAGCCAGTTATTAATGCTGGAGACGTTTACTTGTTTCCGTCAATACAAAACCCAAGCATGGTAAATCCAACAACTAAAGTTTTTAAAGTTGAAGGCAATGCAATTAATGAAGTTATGGACTTAGGTACTGCAAACATTACTTCAGGATCAATTAACGATACTGATAGTGTTACAATGTTAGCACCTTACAAGTTTGATCTTAGTGATGCTGGCCTTGCTGGTGATATGTCTATTGTAGACCTTGATGCTAAAACTTCCAAACTTGTTCCTGTTAGTCTAAGTTTAGAAACTTATAATTAATAGGGTTAGCCTATGAAAATTAATATTGTAGGTGGTGGAAGTGCAGGATGGCTAACTGCCGCATATCTTGCAACAAAAACTGATCACAACGTGACAGTAATAGAAAGTCCTAATATTCCTATTGTTGGAGTAGGGGAAAGCACTATTCCTAGTATTTCAACCTTCTTAGATGAAATCGGTGTTACTGAACAAGATCTATTTGAAGGATGCGGAGCAGTTCGTAAATATACAATCCAACACAATAACTGGAATGGTGAAAACGAATCATGGTATCACCATTTTTGTTTTGATGAAACAGAACACGACGAACAGTTAAAATGGATGAAGGATTATATTAAGCCTGATAAAGAATGGCGTTGGGCATACCACTTAGATGCAACTCGCTTAGGTAATGTTATTCGTGATAAATCTGCTATTCCTAACGGTGTTAAACATATAAGCGATACAGTTGTATCTGTTGACACTGATGATAACGGTATTACAGGTATAAAATGCGAAAACGGATATTATACGGCAGATCTATATATTGATTGTACAGGATTTAAAAGTTTACTTAGAGGTAAACTAGGTGTTGAATATAAAAAACATAAAGCATTAATCAATGATTATGCAGTATGTGGACCAGGAGCATATTTAGAAGGCGAACAACCATTACCATATACACAAACTTTTAGTATGGACTACGGTTGGCGTTGGCGTGTAAGCATACAAGAACGCACAGGTAACGGATATGCATTTAATTCTAAGATGATTAATGTTGAAGATGCTAAAAAAGAATTTATTGCAAAAACACCTGGTATTAAAAAAGATAAAGTTTTTGTAGTTCCTATTAAAAACAGTTATAATCCAGAACCTTGGAAAAAGAATGTATTAAGTTTAGGACTAAGTTGCGGATTTTTAGAACCTCTTGAAGCAACAGGTTTGTTTTTAGTACACGGTCCTGTAATGATGTTAGAAAAACTTTTAGATGATCCTAAAGGAAGCAAAAAGTTTAATCGAGTATGGACTGCACTATACGAACACTTAGCAGATTTCTTATCAATGCATTATAAGACTAGCAAATTAGATCATACAGAGTACTGGAAAAGTTTTGATAAAGTTAACAATGTTAAATTGCCTGCAACAAAACAGGTGTTATTTTGCAAATATAGTTTTAGAACTTTAGCGAATGCTCGCGAGCTTCCGTATACTTCATAACATCAATACGCCACAAATTCTGTGGAACATTATACAACATTATCTCTTTTTCAAGAGTCCATATACCACGTTTTGCTAATAGTGGCATCATAACATCGTTCATGCGTTTACTTTTGCCGCCATCGTCATTTATATTAGTACTAATGTAAAGTTCGGCATTAGGGTTTTGTTCTAACGCCCATTTAATTTGTAAATATAATAACTGGCTTAATTGTATTCCTGTTTTAAAAATATCTCTACCTGTGCCTAGTGTATACCCAGGAAGTTGAGCTCCGCGGAATAAACATCTATATGCATCTGGACTAACTTCAGGAAGTTCGTGTGTACCAGCAATACTAACAATTTTATTATCAACTAGAGCCGCAGTCCATAACGGACAGCTATTCCATTTCATTTTTTCAAGTGAGGTGTTATTACTGTACTGTTGTGAGTTGCAAAATTCTTGAACAAGAGGTGTGTCGTCTTTGGTTAGTAATCTAAAACGCATTTTTCCAAGTACGTCCTTTTGCTGTCTTTACTCTATGTGAAAATGTTTTAGTTTCCATATCAAATATATCACCTGTAGAGCGACCGTTAATAATACATTCGCCTAACTTAGAAGTAGCAGTTAACGGATTAAACATTACATGCGTATCCATTGTGTTAATAGTATTAAAGTCAAAATTAGGACTATCATACCCAATCATTACCGGCGGTGGAAATTCAGTCATGCCATACCAATTAGCTACAACTTGTACACCACGTTCTTTAAACGCATCAATAAAACTTTGTTCTACTTTATTTGAACCTGTAGCCATGTAACGTACACAACTCATATCTAAGTCTTTAAATCCCTTTGTGTGTTGTAGTAGTTCTAAGTGACGCGGTATTAACGCTATAAACGTCGGTTTAACGCTATTAAAAAGCTCAGGGTAGGTGTGAGCATTAAATGCTGTACAAACGTACTGTGCGCCGCTTATATAAGCTGGCAGAGCGGTTATAGTGTAGTGTGCTATAGTGTTTGCAGGAAACACATCAAGTACTATATCGTCTTTAGTTAGACCAATTTCGTCAACACTTTTTTGGGCACAACGATTAATGTACGACCATTTGTGCGATACAATCTTAGGTTCGTCTGTACTTCCAGATGTGAATAGCGTAAGCATATACTTACTTATTTGATAATTGTTGTTATGATTCTAGTTGTGAATTAAGCTATTAACTTGACCCAAGCCGCACCGTCATAGAACACAGGATAAGGGTTACCTGAGCCTACACTAACTGGATCCCATGTTGCTCTGTCAGCAACTGCAATCATACCTAGTGTTGGTGTGTTTGGTTCTGTGGCTAGTGATTTTAATTTTGCAAAACCATTAACGTCTAATGTAGCTAGAGGCACATATGAAATAGTATTAGCAATAGCCATACTACCATTTGCTGAAATACTTGTTGCAACTAAGTCTGGTGCTGATCCTGTACCGTTGTTATTGATAAGCATTATCTTACCTTTGGCAGTATCGTTTGCCGCTGTTGTATTTGGATCAATTTGGAAAGTAATAACACTTGCTGGAACCTGTGCATCTGTTGCCGCATCATAACTCTGAGCACTAAACGCACCTAAGTAGTCGCCTGCTGTACCCTGTACCGGAGTTTGTATATCACCATGTCTAGCAGTGAATGTAAATTTACTTACACCACCAAAGCTACTTTGTCCTAGAGTAACTAGATCAACTGGAGGACTACCGTCTACTGTAGTAATTTGTAAGCCTGTACTATTTGAATCAGTAACGTCACCTACTTTAATATTAAGTCCGTTTCTAATTCTTAATGTATCACCCGTGGCATAAATTGAACCGTTATCAAGTAATACAGTTCCGCCAACACCGTCAATTAGTGCAGTACTATCGTCAGCATATACTGAGCCTGTCATGTCACCGTCAAGTATACCTTGGAACATTGGAGCAATAACAGTACCTGTAAATGTACCTGTTCCTGCGTTAACTGATTTTAGTGCTGGGTTGTAAAAAGTTGTAGCATCGTTTGCTTTAACTGTACCTGTTAGCTCTCCTGACACTTGGACAGCGCCGGTAGCAACATTTAATAATACAGTAGAGTCATTACCAATAACGTTAGCATTAATACTAAGTGCATCAATTTGATCAGTTACAGTAAGTGTATTAAGGTGTGCGCCTGCAAACCTTTGTGTTGGAGCACCTAAACTTCTAGCACCATCAACATCTGGTATAATATCTGATTCAATTTTAGCTGATAAATTTATAGTATCAGCAGATGAATCACCAATAGTAATATTGCCGCCAATAGTTAAATTGCCGTCTGTAGTAATATTACCAGTAGCAGTAATGTTTCCTGCTATGTTTACATTACCTGTACCGTTTAAATTATAATTATTTAGATCTAAGTCAGCACCAAGAAACGTACCAGCTGTATCAACTGCTAATCCGCCTGCTGTGGTTCCATCACCTACATACAGCTTTTTAGTATCTGTTGTATAGATCAACTCACCATCTAAGGGAGTTATAAGGCCCCTCTGGGCGTTCGTTCCTCGTCTTAATCTTAAAGCCATTTATAGCACTCCTAGTATCTTATGTATGTATTTATGCCATTAAGCTAATTTACTTCCGCTTCTTCAAAAACTGTTTAGTACGCTTCTGCACGTCATTCTTAACACGTTCTGAATCTACTCGGAAATCAACGTTCTTGATAGCAGTACTGTATGTATCAAACAGTTCGTTAAGCGATCTTTCAACCTCTTTTAAAGGGTCTACTAAAGACTTATCTCGTATCTGAATCTCCCATTTTTTACCGTTATGGAAGTGTACAGTAATGCTTTCTACATATTCTAGCGGAATGGCATCGATATCAATATCTTTAAATACTTCAGGCCATTTAGCTATTACGTCTTGTGGAAGCCGCTTCTTACGACTTGCCACGGCCGGTCGCCTTTTTAACAGGTGCCAGTTCGTCCGCTTGTTTACGTAGATCTGTTGCTTCTTTAAATAGTCGATCAGCATCAGCTCTATATTGCTTTGCAAGATCATCGTCTGTCAACGGTGCATCTTTTGCCGCAACTGCTTCAGCTTGTGCCGCTGGAGTTGTTGGAGCACTTGCACTACCTACTTCTTTAACAGAGCTTCCGCCTACTGCTAAATCAGAGATAGTAACGCCTTTTTGATCAGCAATTACTTTATTAAGTTCACTTAATACAATAGTTGCAGTATTATCAGGTGTCATTGTAATATCAGTAGTTGGTATTTTTGTTAACTTTCCTTTTGAGTGAAAAGCTGGTAACATAGTACTACCATCTGATAATTGAGTCCTTTGCATTGCATCTGCTAGTTCTTCAGCAGTTTGTCCTGCGTTACTCTCGATTAGATTCATTAGTGTATCATGATCTTGATCTGATAAGTTTTCTGTTTGTACTACTAAACAATGTTCTGGATCGTCTGGTAGTGTTCTAAATGCGACAGCAACTTTACGTCCTGTCTTAGTTAGTCTTCCAATGTGCTTTAAAGCCATTTTATTTTCTCCTGTTAAGCGCCTAATACAGCTGATGCGTCTGCACTAGATACTTCACCTGGTGCTTTTGCCGGTTGTGCCGGTGCGTTAGCTGATTCGCCTACTTGTTGATTTTGTACCGTTGTTAGAAATGTGTCTAATTTATTAAACGTTTTTCCAACTGCTTCAAGTTCAGTAGCTTTAAATGCTCCACGACTCTGTGCAACTTCGATAATAGTTTTCAAAACACCTAGGTCTTGTACAGTTAGTTCTGCACCGGCCTGTGTTGCTGGAGCACCACCCGGCATAGGAGCCTGGCCTGCGCCATCTTTTCCTACTGCTGGTGTTGATGCAACCTTTGTTGTATCTTCTGACATTATATTCTCCTTGTTTTGATCATAACAAACATACTTCAGTTATATGCTAGTATTATTTACTCTTTGTATTTAATTGTATTTTAAATGTGGACAAGCTAACATGAAATAACTAAGCTCTCGATGTTGTTCAAATCCAATTCTAAGTGTTGGTGTATACGCAGTTGGCCCGTTTTCTACTATTGATAATGTTCTACCAATATAATACCTACCCTTCAAATTATGGGCAATCCATTTGCGTATAGAATCTTCCATGTTATAACGAGGTGCAATATTGCAGAACTCGTAGTGTTTGGGAGCAGTTTTTGACTCTCTTATATCAAAAAAATCAAATGCATTAGGCGTCTTATTTTTATTCAGCACTAATTTCCTTCTTCATAATGTGCAGTAACCCCAAAAGGTGCCTGCAAGTTTTTATCGTGGTGTCCGTGAATAACAAAAATTGTTTCACAATAATCTTCATCACCCCAGCTATCCCAAGGATAACCATCTGTAAACATAATAAACTTCTTAGGAAGAATATCATTTTCTTTCATGTACTCCCAGTTAGCAGTAAAATCTGTACCACCACCGCCCATAAGCTGGTAGTCGTTTATATCACTTGCTTGGTCTGCACTAAAGTCTTGTTCGTTATATACCTTAGTGTCAAAACACCAAATCTTAATATTGTAGTCTGCATATTCTGACATAATACCTTGTACTTCACTTAGGAAGTCTTTACCTTGTACAGAACCAATTGAACCCGACATGTCTATAGCAATACAAATATCAATAGTTTCTTGGAAGTTCATACCTGGTAATATTGCACCAATGTGCCAACCCTTACGTGAAGGACGACTAAATGTAAAATCATTACGTATAGTAGTTTGTATCTGCATACGTAGTAACTCACGCCAAGTCATCTTAGGCTCTGTAAGTTCTTTAATCATACGTTCAACTTCACCAGGAACATTACCTGCACCAGCCGCCTGTGCCGCTGACAACATGTTCTCTTTAATCTCGTCACGTATCTTTTTAAGTTCTTCTTTTGAATATGAAGGCTTAGGATTATTACCTTTACTGCCTCCGCTCTTTGGACTAGGTTGACCGGAATCACTATCTTTATCCCAATCAATATGTTCGTCTAGTAATTCACCAAGTTGTTTTAATTCTTCTTCGTCATACTTTTCAAAGATATCATCGTATACTGCTTCACTGGTCCATTTTTCGTATTTAAAGTCTTGGAATATTTTAATATCTTTAGGCTTTTCTCCAATACGATCACGTACTAGTGTATTGTTTACAATATAGTCTGCCGCAATATTATGTATCTGTGGATCTCTATCTTCACGTCTTGTCATATGATCAAATACACAATGTAAAATTTCATGTGCAATTACGAACTCAATCTCTTTGTTAGACATCTTAGCAAAGAAAGGAACACTATAAAACAAATGACGACCATCTGTTGCCGCAGTAGGACACCAATCACTTGCTTCTTTAATAATAAGACGTGTTGCCATATTACCAAAAAATGGATGACGTAGTAGTAACCCAACTCTTGCTACAATGATCCTATCCAATACTTCTTCACGAAGTTCTTGAGTAATTTCTATTTCTGTAGTTTGTGGTTCTAAAGTAATTGCTGATGTCATGTGCCTGTTCCCTTTCCCTTATTGTTCTTATAGTATACTACTATTTAAGACGTTTGTCAACCAAAGAATTATGGGTAGAGCACCGAAAATACTCTACCCATAAACCTAGTTAGCTTGCCTGTGCGGCAGTAATATACTTACCGTACTTTTCATGGAACTCATCAAAACATTCAACTTCGTCTGGATCGATTGGAAGTTGATATTGTGTAAGGCCTAGTTTGATACCCATTACTACTAATTCAGTATCAAAGTTATCCATTGAGAACCTTAAGAAGTTATTAACCATATCGTCAAACTTCTTATTGCCTTTATCGTTTGCTTCTTTAAGCTCGTAGCATAAAGACACAGTCAAGGAATACATGGCACTGATTTCTCGTGTGTCTAAAGTCTTAACCTTACCGTTCAAAATATCTGTTGGGTTAGGTAGCTTAGAAGCAATTTTACGATGGGCCATGAACTTTACAGCAAGTCCTTCGCCAACTGTACCACTAACTAAATCAGTAGTGGTATTCTCGTCATCATCATCCTCTAGTAGTTCGGATACAAATGACCAAGAACGCGGTGTAGCAAATGAACGACTTGGACTTTTTGGATCAAAGTCATATAAGTCTTTCTTTGCAAATGTTAAGTAACCAACAACATCGTTATGTATGTTGTTTAAAACAGCCCACTGGAACCAATCGTCAAAATCAACTTTAAGTTCTAAGTGAACAAATCTGTTTGCTAACGGAGCAGGCATTCTATAAGTAACACCTTTGTCTGCATCTCTGTTACCAGCCGCTACAATAAGAACGTTATCAGGTAATTCATAAGTACCAACCTTACGGTTAAGAATTAATTGATAAGCCGCCGCTTGTACTGCCGGTGCCGCAGAGTTCATTTCGTCTAAGAATAACACAATGAACTTATGTTTTTTAGCAAATGCTTTTGATGGAAGTTCAGCTGGTGCCGCCCACTCCATAGTATTTGATGTTGAATTATAAAACGGAATACCTTTAATATCTGTAGGATCCCATAATGATAAACGAATGTCAATCATGTAAGCATCAATTTCGGTTGATATTTGACTTACAATGTCTGACTTACCAATACCTGGTGCTCCCCAAATAAAGATAGGACGCTTCTTTTTAAAAGCCCGAACAATGCTCTTCTTTGCAGAGTTTGGACTTACTGTTCTAACTGCTATATTTTCCATGCTATATTCCTCTTCTGTTATCAGTGCCATACGTTGTTTTCTAATTATGTATATATTATAGCACCTCGTTTCCAAAAGGTCAACCAGAAAATGCAATTATTTTAAGAAAAAGAATGTAGTAATATCAAGGGTTTAGTTCTTCATCTGTCCGTTTTAGAGCTTTTGCTAGTCCATACTTGCGTACATCTCCGCTAAAAAGGTGCAATTCCATGCTCTTTTTTTCGCTTGTAACGGTAATATGCTTGTTAGTTATGTAGTAAGGACAGTCGATAAACTTATCTAAGAACAGTATAACTTGGGTAGTTATCTTAAAGTCAGGCGGAAATGGAATTTCGTATACTGCTAATTCCAATTTATCTGAAAGAAACATCATGCCTTCGTCAGTTAAGCGAAGACCGCCAGATGAACGTTCTCTTGTATTCTGCCACCAAAGAGGCATGTATTCTTTTAACGTGCTTTCACCAATGCTAATACCCGCCTGTTTTAAGAATACCTTAGTATAGGTTTCTTTCCAGTTCATCTTAGTCTTCTTTTACTATTGTGCCGGATATCAATTTTACGACTGTAAAATCTTCTGTGGTGAAGAGCTCATTAAGTTTACTTGCTAAATTGTGTGCATGTCCTGGATTTGAAAAACTAACTTTTTTATATTTAGGCCCTGGATAGTTAGTTAACACATTCGAGGATTTTAAATTAAAAGGTTTGTCTTTGTAAAATACAGCCCAAATAGCTTCTGCCTCTAGAACTTGTTCGCTCTTATAAGACTTTTTATTTACATGCTCTAGCAATACGTTAGGTTTAGGTCTACTCATATATATTCTCTCTCCATTAGTATTTATCTAATTGAGCGAGTTATATGCGTAGTTTATTTGATTACTTCCAGCCTTGTCCGCCGCCATCAACAGTTACGTTAATGACTTCTTCAGCGTTCTTTTCCTGGTGTACTAGAGCTTCTAATTCGCCGTGTAAGCGACTCATTACACTACCTAGGGTTAGTGCTAAGTTCTTTGCATCTCGTATATTAAGAGTGATTTGTTTCTCTTGTGTGTTGTCAGCAGTCTTAACTTTGTCAATAAACTGCTGTAACGGAATTGTATTTAAAGGGTTAACGGTTGGCACGTGATAACTCCTGTCGCATTTCTAATTCTGTTTTAAACGGACCTCTATATTCATATGACTCTAAGGTTACCATTTTAGGGCAAAAACTCTTGACCCAACCTTTGTCAAAGTGAATACAAAAATAACCTGCCGCATACAAGCTCTTTGATTTTTTACTCTTTGTAAATAATCCAAACTTTCTTTTAACATCAAACATTGAATTAAACGGACTAGCACTTGTAGGCAATCCGTAAATTAGTTTGTCGTCAGCTTTCTCAGAATTGCTAACAGTTGCTTTATTCCACACTAGTGTTCCAAGGTTCTTTTCTACAACACTTTTGTTGTCATACATGTATGTTCCTGTTTCACAACTATACATATATTTGTTATCAGCATCTTTTGATAAGGTGCCTTTCTTTTCATTTGAATCTGTATCTTCAATAATCCAAAATTTATTCTTTAATATTTCGTTTGCTTTAAGTCGTGTCATAGTACTGGATACCTCGCTTGTAATGGTTTAGCATAAGATTGTGCATTGTCGCTAATTCGTTGCATGTCATATAATGCACAGAACTTCATTAGTCGTAGCCCAACTTGTGATATATTCTTAGGTTGTGCATTTTCGATAATAGTGTTATCAATCTTTTCTCTAACGTTCTGCGGTTGTGCAGTTAAGTCACAAAGGATAACATTACGATTGTAATCATCTAGTACACGATGTTCTGTACCGTTATGATCTACCCAACGTTGTAGCATCATGTTGTTCCAATTGTAGCCTTTAGTATCTTTATCTGCATATGCTTCTTGTAGACCTACTTTGTTCTTAGTGCCTTTTTTACGTACACCTGGATAAGCACTAAACACATTGTCACTAGTGTCGCCTCGCATACACTTTTCAAATAGCATGTAGTCGGGATTAGGTGCAGGCTTTTCTAAACCTGTCTTTTTATCTATTACAGGCTTCTTCTTCTTATCGTCAAAGTAACCTTCGTTAGTAATGATAGTATTACTTACACCATTGTATTGTGTTACAGTAGGGCTAATAAGTTGTGCAAAGTCACCATCTGTACTAATAATAACATGTTCATCATTAGGATGATGTTGTACCCAACCTGCAATTAAGTCATCTGCTTCTAGCTCAGGATGTTGCATAACAGTACAGTTAGTTTTAGTAGTTACAAAGTCTTTAAATGCATCAAACGTTTCCCAGAAGATCTTTTCTTCTTGTGCTTGTGCAGGATTCATTGCATCTCTAGTTTCTTTACGATTTGCTTTGTAAGGAGCATAATGATCCTTACGCCAACTGCGTCCTTCTAAACAAAATACAATATGATCAGCACCAAAGTCTTCCCATGCTTTCTTAATACTGTTTAATGTAATGTGAAAAGCCATACCAACTTTAGTATCCAAGTCGCCACGTACAACGTGCCTTGCTCTAAAAAAAGTATTTGCTGTATCTACTAGTACGTATTTCATATTGTTGTCCACTCCGTTTTGCCTAATAAGTAAGTTGCCCATAGCATATGAAATTCTTCTTTAGGATGAAATCCATTAATGCTACTGTTGCCTAGTAGTGTATTACTACTTTCTAAATTATCTAGTTGCTTCATTATATAGTTACTATCACTCTCTACATTCTCATACTTGCGATAATGCTCTTGCCACCAACCTGCTTCGTTAATAACAGGCAATTCAAAAACACTACCATGCATCTGTGCAGTTAATCTAACCCACGGACATACTACTATTGTACACGAATCTGTAGCAAAGTCAACCATAAATGGATTGAAATTCTTCCAAACTAGACCTTCTACATTTGTATGTGATGTAATGATACGATTGAATTCTTTTAACATCATTGTGTCGTACAGTTTAAACCATTCAACATCAGACATTTTTTTATCTAGTGTTTGTGTTTCAGAGTATAATGTATTGTAATGTTCTAACGTTTGATACCAATCTTCAATTTTAGATTGATCTCTGCCCGGGCTAGTTAATTGTAATATTACTTTAATTTCTTCGTAGTGTATAGCATATTCTTCTAACAGTCTATCTAAGTCGTGTATCATGTTTTGGTTACAGTTACCAGGAACTGCTGATAACAATAAATCACTATCTAATGCTTTTGCACAATGTCCTGCAAACGAATTATTAATTCGATGTGCTAGACTGTCGTTACCAAGACCGCTTTCTACTCCGGTAAAGTTTTCACCGTACGACCAGCTTTCACCTACAACAATAAGAAGACTGTTCTTTTTGTTCTTAACAATGGTTTCTGTATTAATTGCACTAATCCAATCAGGCTTACTACTAGACTCTCGGGTATGCAACGTTGTCTTTTCAGTAATAACGTTTAACGATCGGGAGTCTAACCCTTGGATAGGATTAATATATTTCCATTTAAAATGCTTCACTTTTGCCGTCAGCCCTTTTCTCTATCTTAATATGGCCTGCTTCTCTTTTAGGATTATGACCTTCTTCTGTTAAAATAGTTCTAGCAACGTCTTTAAACCAACCATCTACAATTTCTTCGTTAGTTTCGCCTTTGTATCCAGCATCAAGTAGTTGCTCAATAAACTCGTTATTCCAATCAAGTTCAAAGAATCCGTTCTTAATATCTGTAGGGTTAACTTGTGTATCAAGTACACCAACCCAAGGCTTCTTAGCTTTAGTAGCCGCCGCCTTTTCTTTTTCTAGTACTGCTCTCGAATCAGGTTCACCTGTAACAGGTTCCGTTTTCTTAAACATATTTTTAAGTTTATCAATCATATTGTATCCTTTATATTAGTCCTTTTTCTCTTAACTCTTCATCAAGAGGTTTGTTAATTGTAGCCTTCATAGCTTTTTTATGTTGCTCACTTTTGTATGCATCAAGTTCCCCATGCATTTCCGAATAAGGATATGTGGAGTCTTGGGGTGAATCGCCATCCTTTTGCCATACACGCTTCTGCAACTTCTTTAACATTGAGGACATATTCTTCCGAACGTCCACCCAACGGCATAAGATACACAGGACATTGAACCCCTGCATTGCGATACTCTTCGACAGCTCTTTCAACTTCTTCAAAGTCAGCTTGAGTAGCGACAACAAACTTGAGATAAAGGTCACCACAGTCAAGCAAGTTATACTCAAAAGCAACATTAGGTTTAATAGCATCTTCCCAAGATTCTCCTGAAACGCTAAGTTTAGGGGAACAAGACCATGTAATAGAAATTCTCTCTTGATCGTTAAGATAGTTGAAGAAATCTTCGTGTAAGTGTTGTGTAGTATTTGTTTCAAATGTAACATTTTTTAAATCCGCCATACGTGGGTGTTCAAATAGTTCTACGTATAATCGTTGCCACGCTAACAACGGCTCGCCGCCGGTCATAATCAAATGTACATCTTGACCATTATCCTGTACCCACTTACCATTTGGTGTGAGCGAAAGCAAATGTTCAACTACTTCGTCAACATCTGCTTGTTTGTTAAAGTGCTTAAATTCTGGATAGATACTTGCATACGTATCACAACCTGTGTGTATAATAGGCAAGTCTGTAAACTTTTCAGTCTTTGCAATAATACCATCATTTAACAAATCTTTTACTTCTTGATTATGAATAACACCTTGCTTTTGCTTTTCAGCACGACTAGGTTCGTTATTCAGTCCAAAGTTCATACAACGAAAGTTACAACCAAAGGTACGTAAGAATACACTAGGTACTCCTACAAATTTGCCTTCTCCTTGTACACTATAAAATGCTTCTGAATATCTTAGCTTCATTATACCATCTCCTCAACAATGCCAAGCACTTCTGCACCAATAATTAATGCACCTGCAACTACAAAATTACCTGTAATTAAAAAGTAACCTGCTACAATTCGAATTGCACTTTTTACCAAGCTAACATAAAAGTGTCCTTTACCCGGGTCTTTTGCCGCAGGCATAATTACTCTTTCTGGAATTGGCATATTATACAACCTTCATTAATGGTTCAGTAGTTGAAGCGTCATGATAGTCATCACCAAAGTATCTACGTTTAACTGTTTCTTTAACTAGCATACCATCTCTAACACGGTATGTAATAAATTCTTGTTTAACAACCCCTTCAAGGTTACCAATGTTTAGTCCCGATTCTGTTGCGTGTTTTAAAGGTCCGTCCGTCATTTCGCATACTCCTGTTGTAATTTAATGTTGTCAAAGAACTCTTTCTTTGTACCCGAGTCATCTTTAAAACTACCTTTGAGTACTGTTGTTTGTGTAAGACTACTAGTTGCCATGATACCTCTGTTCTCACAACAGCCGTGTGTTGCTTGAATGTATACACCTAAGTGTTCTGCATCAGTTGCCTTTTGTATTTCACGAGTAATATCGTTTGCAAGTTCTTCTTGTAGTGTTCCACGTCTAGCACACCATTGAGCAATACGTGTATACTTAGATAGTCCAATAAGTTTATCCGCGGCAATGATGCCAATGTATGCTACACCTTGAACTGGCTGGTGATGATGCGAACATACACTTTTAAGTTCTGAACGTACAACTAGCATACCTTCATATCGATTATCGCTATCATTTGGAAATGCTGTTGCACTTGGAGGTACATCATAACGTCCTACCATTAGCTCATTGTAGTACATTTTAGCAAGGCGTCTTGCTGTGCCTTTACTATTAGGATCGTTATAACGATCAATTACAAGTGCATCTAGTACACTTTCAAATGCTACAGATGCTTCGTCAATAAGAGCTTCTTTATCGCCTTCATGCAATACTTTACTAATATTGTCACCCGCCCAGTAACGCATGTCTGCTTGTACTAGGCGAGCTTTAATTTCTTCTACTTTACTCATTTACTTCTCCGATGTTTAGGCAGTGGATTGCCTTCAATGTTATATATATTATAACAAGTATTTAGGTTTTTGTCAAGTATAAAATACACTTAAAAATACTTTTTGAGCATTTCAAGTCTATCGTCAGCACCAGCTAACAAATCCAATTCTTTTTGAATTGTTTCAACGATGTCACTATGTTCACCGATACCTGCAGGATTACTCAAATACACTTCAATGTTTGTTTTGTGTACTGCAATTTGTCCTTCTGCATGTTTCTTTGCCGCTTCTAATAGGTTTACTCTCATTTATCTTCCTTTCTAAATTGGGATGGTATATACTCTAGTGCAATCATCTTGTGTATTTCCTTATCAAAATGTTCACCGTCGAGTGTATGCGTACCCACGTTGATGTCTTTTTTCTGTAGAAACCAATCTTCTACAGTATCTTCTGCAACTTGAATATAGTTAAAATCAAAGTACTTGTTCATTTCTTTTAACTTAGGTATCCAAGTCCAACTGTTCAGACCAAACAGTTTTAGACTTGCGCCTTTCTGACGACACATCTCTTGTAAAATATATATCTCCTTAAACCATTCACGTTGTGCTTTCAGGCTCATAATTTCCATATGTGTCTTTACAGTCATGTAAGGTATTGATCTAAGGTCAGGTTCGTCTATTTTAAATTCAGGATCGTATCTAACTACAAACGGTAACTCTGTTTGAAAGTCTTCTTTAAAAGCCTGCATTGGAATATCCCATACACTATTATCTTCAGTTCCATTCTTTGGAAACCAACAATCAATTTTTCCTTTAGTAGTGTCTTTGGTATATAATATATCAAGAGGAATAAGATTTTCGTAGTGCATTGGATATTGTACTGCTAGTCTAAAACGATTCCAATATGTCATTTGTACAACAACTTCACTAATGTCATCATATGTTTGAAACAAATGGCTTAACCATTCTGAGTATGACCACCACCCGTGTTGAGGATTAGCAAAGATAACTCCGTCATTGCCTTTGTCGTTAATGTAGTATTCTGCCCAGTTGTTATCATGCCACTTGCCACTAAATGGCCAGTTCTCCATTGTTGGATGTTTTGGTATATCAGCAACGTGATATCCTGATGTATGACTACAACCTATTGCGGCAGTTCTCATTACACGCAATCTCCTTCTAGGTAAGCCATTGGACGAGTTGTATTATACTTTTGTTTATTTGGAATAACGCCACGTACTCCGCCTTTGGGATCTTCTGTGTCGCCATCACGTCTAAAAATAAGATGTACATGCGGATACATGCAAGTTTGTCCTGCACTCTCTCCCATATTAATTCCCATGTTATAACCTGTAATATTTGTTTTATCACTTGCTACGTTATCGTAACCCATAGTAATACCAAAGTTAAAACATTTCATAATACTTTCGCCATCAGCTATGCGAGGTACAATAAGAATATGTCCTTCAGTTACAGGGTAAGCATCTTTGTACACAATAAATTCACGAGTGCTAATTTCAACATTATCCCACGGTGCTCTGCCTTCTGACTGTGCTACTTCAAGTGTATCTGCTCTCATATCCTTGGTTCCTTTTTAATTAATTTTTTTGGACGCAACTTTAATGCTCTACTCATTAAGTTAATTATACCACCTTTTTTAAAGTTTGTCAAGAATCTTTTACGATCAAGTTCTCTTTTTAACTCATCAGTAAGTATACACTCGTCTAAACTGACCTTATTTGTCAAGTTAGGCGTAGTGAACTTAATGTAGCACAACGGGTCGCCACGCTTAATGCTTAGTTTAGTACGTGTACTGTTGAATACAAAGCCCCAACTAATAGTTCTTATCCAACTATGAATGTTAAAACTTCCACCAACAACTTCACCTGGAAACTTATCGTCATGCATAAATGGCGGAAGTATTTCCATTAAACACGGCTCGTCTGCAACAAACAAATAGTTTAAGTTAAGTTGAAACATTGGCTTTTTAGTGTCGTACATTTCTTCCGGACGGTGTACAACAAACAAACTATGTAGTTCTTGCTCATCAACTTCTTTAGAAGTAATGCGAACAGTTCCGTCTTGAGGTTCAACGTCAAATGCAATAGGCGACTTTAGTACAAACATGTTACTATAAAATCCTTGGTAAGAAGGACAATCAATAATTCCACGTTTGTTATATTCTTTATTAACTATTTTTGGTGTCTTAATGCGTTCAGGTTCTAATACCAATAGCTCAGGTAAACCACCTGCCCAACACCAACCTATATTAGTTGCCATACTCGCCTACATTTTCCCAAGGATAAACTAACCACACATCTTCTTCTGCTTTGTTAAGTTCGTGACATGTATAACTTACATCACTACAATCACTTGCTAAATTTTCAGTTAGTGTAGCAAAGCGAACGTTGTTACCAAATATATTATTCCACTTAGGATCCATTGGCATACAACCTGAAGCCCAGTCTTCTTTAATCCAATTAAATGTAGCACCAGTATCGTTGATATCATCTACAATAAGTATGTTCTTATGTAACGGACCACCGGTAATTACTGTACCGTCATTATGTCCAAATGCATCTTCTGCCATCCAACAGTTACTTTCACTGTCGCGGTTGTCGTCACGTAGACTAACTTTAAGTGCTTCGCAAGGTATACCAGTCATGTTACTAATAATAGTAGCAGGTACATTGCCACCTCTAGTAATACCTACAATGTAATCAGGTCGCCAGTTATCTTTGTACATTTGATTAACAATGCTTACACACATTTTTTCAACGTCTTGCCAACTATAATAATGTTTCTTAATCATAAGTTTCTCCAGGGATAGGTTTCTTTCATATTCAGTCTTATAGGACCTTCTTTATGTATTTCAGGATCATAAGGTACAAATTTAATTGTAGGTGTAAATCTAGGTAAATCTTTAAAAGGTGTAGCTGTATGTAGTATGTTACTTTTAAAGATAATCATACGTCCTGGAATTGGGGGTATGGCAATAATATGCGGAAACACTTCCTTGCCTTGTTTATTAAATTCTTCTTTAAGATTAGTAATAAACTTAGTTTCGCCACCTTGGTTGATCTCCCAATTATTGTTTGCATAAAACATAAATGTCCAAGCATTATCACCTTCATCATCAACATGATAGTTTGCTAGTTCACGGGGTGCAAAAAAGTTTGCATGTGTTCTTTTTACTACTGATCCACTTACGCATGGAACATGTTCTTCTAAGAACGCCCACAACGTATGAAATGTTTTTGTATTATCATATTCGCCAGTACTTAATCCTGTAGGCGGATGATCAATGTCGTCTACTTCACCATACAAGTACGACCACGATTGAACGTCACGTACAAGTTCATCTAGCATAGGTGGTGAAAAAACATTGTCGTAAACTTTAATGTCACCATTTAGATATTCTGAAATGTGAGGTTCATTAAGCATCTTTTAAATAATCCTTATTATCAATCCACTTGCCGTTTTTTAAAAAGCCCCAGCTTTGTGCTTTCTTGCCCATGTAAAAAAGACTCCAACATGCAATCTCATTGCCATCTTTATCTTTAGCAAGTTCTAACCAATGTAAATTTTTAGCAGTACGAAAACGAATACTTCCTGGACCACGCCAAAACTTACCTTCTGGTGTATGTTCGTAGTATCCACCTTTAACAATTAATGCACCCCAACTCCATGGATGGTCGTGTAGTACAGGATTGTCACTAACAAGTACTTTGTGTAGTGTAATATTAAAAGGAAAGTTTTTACGGTCTTTTAAGAAAAGGTAGTAACGAATAAGGTAAGGAACTTTTCCTGCCCTATCTGTAATTACACGTCTACGTCCTAATAGATCCATTAACTTACTAATCATTGTGGTTCGCTTTCCAATCGTCCTTAACTAAATCGAACAATTCTTTAAATCTTTCATACTGCAATTTAAGAGCCGGGTAGTGTTCAATCATACTTTTAATTTGATATTCACTAGGCCAGTTATTTTTATTATCGTAGATGTTATCGTATTCTATACCATTTATTGTATGAGTACTTGTAATAGTTCCTGTGTCTATTGTCTGCGATGTGTCATACGTAAAAGTTGGAGAAAGATGACTACTTGCAATAGTTCCTGTACTTCCACCTATAGTTACTGTCATAGGTCCAAGCTCTGTGTTCTCTCCACTATTAAGTGTAATTGTATCACTACTCACCTTTTACTCCTTTGTATAAAGCTGAACCATCAAAAAACTCTGTTTTTAATTTTTGTGTTTGCTTCATTAATGCCGGTAAGTATGTAGTATAGTTTTCCATGTAGTCAATTACTTTTGCAACAACCATGTCTTTATGAGCATTGTAAGATTCCATTGACTCAGTCCACACACCCGGATATTTAAATTCTGGTGTTGACATTTCACTGTAGCTTAGTCTATCTGGCACCATAGGCAATGCTCCTACAAGAGCACCTTCATACCAACTAATGCCAAGTGTTTCTTGCAGGTTAGCACTAAACACCATTTTAGCACGACCTAGTAAATTATGATATTCATTCTTTGTAAGTTCTTGTTCTTGACAAACAATAAACTCGTATTGCGGAAGTGCTTCTTTAAGATCTCTAAAAATCTCAACTTGCTTTTCAGGTGCAACACGATGCGGAAAGAGTATAATATCTTCCTTCGGCATACCTTTGTAACTGTCTAAACTGTTAGCAAGATACTCCATAGGCCAACCAACTCGTTTCATTGATCTACGATCAAGTACTCCGACATCTTTAGCAAACGCATCTGCAAACATATCTATATGAAACTTTGTTGCAAAGTAATTATCATTGTAACAGTTGTACATTGATAACTCTGCATGTCTTACCCACGGCTTATCGCCAATTAGCCTACCAAGGAAGTCATGAGGATCATAACTACCAGCATGCCAAAGACCACCGACTCGGATGTCAATCCCAAGTAACTCAGCCATGTAACGAAGCTGGATAACAGTTGGGTTCCACGCATCCGTATATAGGAAATAATCTCCATCTTTAATTTCTCCATTAGCAAACAGTCTACTAATCTCCAACATTTGTTGCGACTTGTAGTTGTTAGTGCCTGCAAAGTTTAAAAATGCCCCAGGCGTTGTAGCCTGAGGCACCTCTCCTCCACTAATGACAGTAACATTGGCACCAGTTGCACGTTGCATTTGCTTTGGAAGATACTCTTTCCACTGCTTTGTATAACGTGTATCTACTGCTTCAATGTCTACTATATATGCTGTCATTAGTTACTCTTCCGTCCTCGGGTAAACGTCTTACCCTTTTTATTATTTTTACGATCCTTCAACTTGGAAGGGTCTTGAAAGAACTGCCACGTACGACTGTTCTTGTTATATAAATCTTTTTCATCAAACTTAAAACCGTAGTTACGACAAAAAACACGATACTTGTCCAGATCCTCAAAAATATTAACGATCTCGGGTTTTGACTCCCAGTACGACATTGCTTACTCCTCTAGCTTTTCGCATACTCAATGTGGGCACCGTTCTCTCCATCTTCGGAGACATCGATGTGGACTTCACGTCCAGGGTATTTGGCATTAATTTGTGTGTACAAATCATCAGCCATCATTTCACAACTTTTGTAATCTACATTTAATTCGCCTTCATAAAGTTTTACAAGCCATCGTTTAAACTGAATAAATTCGATATCTCTGTCGTTGTGTGTTACAGTGATAGCGACCTTAAAATGAAATATGTGTCTATGGGGATATCCCAAAAAACTAACATCATATTCATCACCTGTTGCAAGACTAGGATCCTCTAGTGCCGCAGGATATTTATGGATACCTTCTTTTGTAAAGTTTACCCAAATCATTCTCTTTGCATTGTTCATAAGCGTTACCTTGCTTTCTTCTTTTAATCGTCGAGCCATATAATTATGATGTGACTCTCTTTGGTTAGTTGTACTTGTACTCATATTATAACATCTTTCTTACTCACTGTCAACCGGATTATCGTTACCGTAAGCTCTCCAATCCGTAAACTTATCTCTTTGTAGCAGTGGATGTATATTGTGTACCCACACACCCGGATTAGAATGATCAAAGTCTGCATCATCAATCTTAATACAAGCATTGTAGTTAAGTTGATTTACGTATGGCAGTTTAACACTAATCATACTAATAAAGTTATGATCCTCATTATACCCACTTTCAAGTATCCATTCATGATACTTTGCATCATAGTCTAATGTAACCAAAAATTTCTTATTAAGTAGTCCTTGTACAAGATCGTCCCAACTTTCTTTAGGAACAAAACTGTGGTTAGCACCTAAGTAAATGTGTTCAACTGAGTGTTCTTTTGCTTTTGCAAGAACATCTTCTAATGGCTGACATCCTGTTACGAATAATGTATGCTCGCCTTCAGCAGGTGTTTTTTCTACTTCATAACCTGTAAAGTATATAACATCATCTTTTACGCCGTCTGTATAATCTCTTTTCATATTACTATAATAGCACTAAAGTGACTTGTCGTCAAGTGCTTTTCCTCCTAAATTGCCATTAAATGCGATTGATATACGTGTTTGGTTGCTCAAATTCTCTGTAACACAATGATTGATCCAACCCGGAAACGATACTAAGTCTCCAGCACTTGGCATTACTGTATATCGTGTTCCATTAAACGGTGTAGGGTTTGTAACTAATTTATAAGGTAATGCATAGTCCATTAATCCGTGTGGACTAATTAGAACAAGGTTTCCTGAATCTTTTGGTGCTTGAACATAATATACTGCTGACATAATATGTCCGGGGTGCATATGTACTTCGTGTGTATTAGATCTATTACTAGATGTATTATTAACGTTAATCCAGGCTTGTGTTACGTCAATAGTACAGTTGTCAGCAATACCTAATAGGTTAGCTTGTTTGTTAAACATGTTCTGTACTTGTAACAAAAGGGGTTGTAGTATAACGTTGTTAAGATCAAGATGATCACTTTGCCAGTTCTTTTTATCAGAATCTGGCATATAGAGGCCATTGCAGAAAGCAGTTAACGTGACATTGTCAACTTTGTCCGCATGTTCATACAAGAATGGCGTTGCAAAAAGCGACTCTGTATGCATAGCTGTCTCCTTATAAAGTTTCTTCTAAAGCGTCTAGTTTATCTTCAGACATCTCTGGCTCTTCGTCAATTACATCAGAGTCACCAATGTCAAATAAGTTACCAAAGTGTGTACTTGCATTTACAGTTTTCTTACCTGTTGCACCACGTGTACCGATAATGGTCATAAACATCTTTGAATGATCTTCTATGATTTGTTCGGCTTTTTCTCTACTGTCAGTTGCGAATATTGCGTCCACAACATCTTTAAAAAATACCCTGTCAAAACGCTCTTCGACAAGCATCTTTGGTACAACTCCATTGTCGTATTGTCTATTTGCTTCTTGTACTGCATTAATGTGACTCCATACATTATGACCCATTTGGATCGCATAGGAAAAACTATCCCAACTAGTCTTGCCTTCTTTACCTATCTTATTTAAGTCACCTGGACCGTATATACAAACATCTTTGGTTTGCAGTTCAGTAGTAAGAGGACTGTCTTTAAAGCTCTTATGCTTGCCAGCACTAACAAAAGAAGTACTCCACGGTGTTGTATCTTGTGAAAGTCCTTTGTCATCTAAACTAGGAACCATTCGATACACCCACTTTGATCTATCACCTGTTTCTAATTCACAATACACTTGTCCGTTTGCTGTTGCTAAAAATGGAGAAGCACAGTCAAATGTAATCATAAAGTTTTTGTTGTGATACTTACGAACTGCTCTTTGTACATCAGTTAGTAGTGTAGCCCATTCTAGTTTACTTGTACCTAAGAAGTGCATTACATCATGTAATCCTTCTTCAAGTAATCCGTCAAACCTTAATGCAATAAGTCTTTTCAATACTAGATGAATATCACACATGTTCTGTCCACCCATTGACCACCCATTAAAATGATTGTCTGGATATACAGTTGGATCACAGTAATCTTTCATCTGTTGATACCAATCTTCTGCATCAGCATGATTCTCTCCTTGTAACACATTAAGGAACTTACATGCTCCTGAACGATGTTTCATAAAGTAATCATTATTAATACGTGTAGCATCAACTGCTTCTTGATATGAACTAACACCTGTAGCTTTAACTCCTGCTGGGCTACGTGCTACCCAAGCTGGAATATCAAGTATCATACCATAGTCCATGTATGCGTCCATCCATGCAAGAACTTGTGTACGTTTCTTCATTGCCTTAGGACAGTTAGGATCTTTCCAGTCACCTTCCCACACACCCTTACCAATTTGGAAACCACCTGAGTCACCAAGCATCCAACTTGTAGTACGATCTCTTTTTCGTACCATATCTTCTTTAGGTGCGTCTTTATTAATATCAAGTTCAGCATGACCTGCGGAGTATAAACTCCAATGATATTGAAACTGACCATCTTTACGATTTAACCAGTTAAGACTTTCTACACCGTTTTTAAAGTTTGACGGAACACGCTTGTAGTCTACGTATTCGCCTCGTTGTTGTTTACCTACAAATGTAGCATAGAAGCCACTAAGTGCTGGTAAAAACGTTGCAAAGTCTTTCTGTTCTGCGGTTAAATCGATGTTCATGTATATGTCCTATTTTGTTTGTGCTGGTAGAATATAATCGTATTGACCCATTCCACTATCAACACTCAATGCCATAGCACCTTGATCGCTGATCTTCATAGTTACTTTACCATCAAGATTTAAAATAGCTTGTACTTGTGCTACAGGCCAACTCCACGCATGTTTTAGTTCACTACCAACATCATGTTGGAATACAAATGAACCAGCATGTTGCGAAGCATCACCAAATGCAAATACTAAGTTACCGTCTTGTGTCTTAACTGTAAACGTAGTTTCCTCTGAATGTGCCGCACTCTGCAACTTCATTCTAGTAATACTTGCCATACTTGGATCAATAGTTACGTCCCAAGATGCACCTTTAAACTTTACAGTTTTAAGTTTCTCGTCGATAATTGCTTTGTTCATAAAGCGATAATCGTTTTCAAAGTCACCACTTGCATTTTCAAAGTGGATGTGTGTAGGAATAGTTTCACCATTACGTTCTGCTAGTTCAACACTAATCTTTGCTTCTTTCTGATATTCAGGATTCTTTAAGTGTAATGCTAACTTATCTAAGTTAGGCATACCAAAGGTTCCTTTAAATTCATTTACTGATGCTTTGGTTGTAGCAGTAAGAATAACACTTCTGTCTTCAGCCATTGATTCGATTGTAGTTGCCGCATCTTCGCCAGTGACTTTAACAAGGGTTAAGAACCCTAACGAATGTGTATGTGCAACAACGTCTTGTAAGATATCTTTCATTTTAACATTTCTCCATTGATTGTTATATACTATTATATTTAGGTTCTTCTGAAAAGTCAAGCTCTTTCTTGTCTTTTAAGAATTTCATTAGCTCAATTACAGGGCTCCAACCTAAATCTCTTAATACTGATATGTCAGCAACATTATCAGTCCGTTCATGTGGGGTATCCATTTTAACTTTGGGTGATACTCCAAATTCTTTAGTAATACTTTTGAGTGAGTTTGATTGACCAGTTCCGATGTCAATAATACCCTTTACATCTTCGTTTTTAATTAATGTAAGTATTGCACTTACAATATCGTCTACATGAATAAAGTCTCTTTTATGATTTGTTACGTGTGGGATGTCGTTTCGTATTAATCGAGGTATAAACATGTTCGGCCTAAGTTTGCTGTTGTTACTATATATAGTCGTAAAACGCATGCCTAGACTTAATTGTGGTGCAATCCTTTCCATTGTATGTTTGGTTAATGCATAAGGATTTCTGTGAGGTTCTTTTGCAGTACTTGAACTAGCATATAAAATTCTAGTATTCTTAAAATGAGTAAACAATCTTTTAGATGCTAACACATTATTTTGAAAATACAAATCTGGTTCCTCAATACTCTTTAGTATTCCGCTTTGACCTGCAAGATGAATTACTAAATCAACATCATAATCTAATGAACAGTCTAGCAAGTTATTACCATCTTTTAAGTCAATACCAATAACTCTGTGTTCACCTGATTTAGTTAATGCAGGATATAGTGATGTACCGACTAACCCTTTATGTCCTGTTAGTAATATCTTCATCGCGATTTTACTCCAAAATGTTTATAGGTTGATTGTACACACTTAGCTTGATAGTAACAGTCAGCTAATGCGTTGTGTAGTTCTTCTTGTATTGCTTTACGTGGATCACTTGGCATCATAGCAAACAATGTTCTACTGTCTCTAATCTGCCAAAAGTTCCATGGACACGGTTTACCAACGCCTTTGTATAAGTTTTGTAAGATAGCATAATCAAACAATGGTCCTTGACACCAAAGTTGATCTACTCCTACACAAAATTTATTAATGGCCTTTGTAAGTTGCTCCATGTTTACACGATCTTCGTGTTCACCAAATGCTTCATCTCGTATTTCCGGCTTTTGTTTACCCCACCATTCAAGTGTATTCTCATCAATAGTACGATGATACTTTTCACTTTGTTCTTCGATGTCGCAACGTAGATACAATCCTGAGTGTGGATCTTCATCTGTATACGGATCGAATTTAATAGCACCAAGTGTTATAATAACACTATCTGGCTCAACGCCAAGTGTTTCTAAATCTATCATTCCGTGTACAGCCATTACTATTCTCCTCCAAAGTCAAACAACGTATTAAATGTATTGTTTTGCAATGTACTTGCAAGATCGTAATTCAACACACCAATTAAGTTATCTAGTTTGTTATCAATAATAGTAGACTCCATTGTGTCACCATCGAACGGCAAGTCTTTAAACCATTGTGGTATATGCATTTCATCTACAGGGTATGCAACACTTGTGTATCCTAATGGATTACCTTTTAGTTTACAAACAATAACCTTCATACCATCAACAATCTCTTGTGAGTACTTGTCACCATTCATACGTTTAAGTGTATTCCAATTGATACTTGCTCGAACGTGTCCGGGCATTGTTGCTTTGCCTTGCTTTGCTTCTTTACGTTGATACTCGCCGATCTTGTTTGCACGTTTGGGCGAACCTTTTTCGTATCCAGGTCTAAGTTTAAATGCAGTTCTAAACTCTGTAATTGCATCAAGTATATCTTGCTGAACATTATCAGTAAGCACCATAAGTAATAGCTTACTTAAAAACTCTTGCATAAACACAGGTGTATCACTACGTTTAAGATCAAGACCCATTGCTTTTACTTTACCTTGTTTACCGTCTTTGTCCATACGTTCTCCTTCGAGATCGTAGATAAGTGCCGCATAACGTTTCTTAGTAATAAACAATCCGCTCTCTGCAACAATCTCTCTAGCCGCCGCAATAACGTCCGACCTGCTCTTTGGACAATGAAATGCTTCTTGCATAAACTTTGGAAAGGTAGTATTAGCCGCTTCACAAACTTGATCATAAAGTTTAATTACATTATCTTTATCCCACGGAATCTTACCTGCGTCAATATCTTTTTGTAAGATAGGCCAAGCACTAAAGTAACAAGAGTCAGTATCACCGTAAATCATTGCATCACCTGTGTGATCATATGTGCCTGTAATAGTCTTGTTAACTTCTGCACTCATATGCTTAACAATAGCTCTGCCACTTAGTGTTGTACTTTGTCCAATACGTTTGTCAAAGAATCTACAACCTGGATTAAGAATAGCACCATACAAACTGTTCAAGTTAATCTTTTTAACTAGCTGTCGTTTATCCCAGAATTCAATTTCAACTTTGTTACCAGCATCAAGAGCTTTGCCTTTCATTTTTTGTAATTCTTTACGTTCACTATACCAACGTTTAAGTAGTCCAGGAATAACTCCGTCAAACTCGTTAGTTATAATAGTACCGTTAGCAGTTAGCATCCAAGGCTTGTGTGAATCAAATATTAACTTGTGCATCTCAGCACCACTCATTATAACTGTTTCACCAGTTTCAAAGTCAACATTAAGACTAATGTCTTTACGCTTTTCCATAACTGCTTCATACTCTATTGTAGCAAAGCGGCCTTCCCATGCACCAGCAAATGATTTCTTTTGAAGTGTCATTGCATCTTCTACCATTGCATTAGTTAAATCAGGACGTAGTTGTCCTATAACTGTTGCTGGATCCATGTTCAATGCACGAATAACTGATGGATACAATGAGTTCAAATCCATTGAACCAATCCACTTGTGCAATCCTTTCTTAGGAAATGCTACATAAGCACCTGCCGCAGGTTCACTGCCTGGCTCACGTTTAATTCTATTAGGAACTTGTAATCCTCTATGATGTGCTTCGTTAATAATTGCTTGTTCTGTAACTGCAACGGCACCCATTGTAGTTTGTAGTAACACCGTGTTACTATGTGCAAGTTCGTTACTAAGATCAATAAACTTTAGTTTCTTATCTAGCTTGTCTAGTAGTGCAGTATCTTGTCTGTTGTACTCAATAAATGTTCGAAAGTCATTGTTGTAAAGTTGATCAAGTGTACCTTCGTAAACAGTCTTGTTCTCACCAATCTCTAGTTCACCAATAGCGTCAAGTCTATATGTGTGTCGTTCTTCATAGGTATATTTACGATACAATTCTAAACTATCTAAATGCACTCTGCCTATTAGGTCATAAGTAACAGCTTGTTTTCCATACTTTTCGTATTCACGTTTCTTAGGAAGTTGTTTCCACAAACAAAAACGTCTTGTGTCATCTTTGCTTAGTACACGAGCAACACGATTCACAGTATAAGGAATATCATATCCTTCACTATTCCAACCTGTTAGTATATCGCTATCTTGTATAATGTCAAGAAATGCTTCTAGCATATCAGACTCTTTTTCATACAAGTAAGTATTAGGAAATTCTTCGCACTCTTTTTCTGCGTCTGCCATGCTTAACCCCTTAGGAGGTATTGCAAATGTAACTAGAGTATCTAACCATTGTAGGTGTACACTAATAGCAGTAATAGGCATAAACGGATCACTAGGATCAGCAAATCCACGTTCAGGATCAAAGTCAGTCTCAATATCAAAGAACGCAACGTTTAGTTTAGGTGACTCTACATTTAAATAGTTTTCACTTAGGCATTGAAAGATTGGGTTGATATCACTTTCGAATAATTCTTTGTTTGCATTGATTGCAAGTTCCTTACGGAACTGTTTTGTATTTTTACAAATAATTCTACTTAGGGGATCGCTGTAGATACTGTTGTACTTGCCCTTAGGATCTTTATAATAAAAGGTGTACTTAATTGGATATTCTGTGTAAGATCGTTTGCCGTCTTTACGTTCCACAACTCTGATAACGTCTTGATCGCGATCGAATTGTGCGTCTACATAACTCATATATATTCTCCTTGCATGTCATTTGGGGCTGACAAATACCAATAGTGTCGCTTATGGCCGACGATTACCTTCTTCTTTAAAATATTCTTTTGCCTCTCGTGCCTTATCGTCAATCCAAATGTCATAATGCGGCTTTCTAAAACTTAATGTTGTGTACAATACACCCCATTCTGCAAATTGGTCTTTAGTAAGCTCGCTCCAATCTTTGCCTGTTGTACCGCCTCTAGCAGTCCAATAATGTATCTCATTGCCTTCATTATACAACCTATTAAAATGTTGTATACGTTGTACGTCAGGTTCACTTAATACATACTCACTGTTACTATTATAACAGATTGTTCCGTCTATGTCAACCATATATTTCATAATATAAACAACTGTACTAATGCCCATGCGTTCATTGCGGTGAACCAACTGCATAGGATAATTACAAATGCCGCTTGCCTAATAACTGCACTAACAATACCCAAAATACTTCCAATTAAGTATAATGGTACAAATATTGTTGTTGCAGGATCTAATATAGTAAAGCTCAAAATTGCACTCGCTGAGATTAAGAACAACGCCTCAACCATTTCGCAATAGAATGCAACCGGACTTAGTTTATAGCTATTTTTAAAGAATTTGATTACGTTATTCAAACCTATTTGTCCTTGCCGACTGTTGCGACAAGAGTCTCTAAATCATCAAATTCATCAGCAACTTTATGCCAATCACCTTTGAATGCTACTTTAATTGCTTTGTTAATAAGACTTGGCTTCATGTCAAGTTCTTCTGCTACTGCTTTAACAGTATCTTTAAGACCTGCACTTAAATCGTCAATCTCTTGCATAACGTTAGCACCTTCATTAACCAAACGCTCTAGTTTAGCTTTCTCTTCAACACCGTATGTTCTATCACTCACTTGTATTCTCCTTAATTGTTATATACATTATACACGAACTAAATCTGTTTGTCAACAACTTATTCGGCCTGTGGTCGCTCAATAGTTAAATTGCCCGCTACGACTATTCTTTCTCGATCGTTCTTTTGTTCTGGTACGCTATGTGTTACCCACCCTGGAAATACAACCATAAGTCCTGAATTTAGATATATTGCATTTCCGCTTGTTGGAAACACTAACGGACTATCTTCAGGTGTCGCATCTACATAATATGTAAAACTCCAAATTGCAGGGTGATGTGCATGGGCATTACAACTATCGCCCTTTTTATATAATGCACCCCAGCAATCAGTAACAACATACTTTCCTAAATTTGGTAAGTCGAGACCAGCTTCGACAACGTCAATTGCAAAATTAATTATCTTTTCAAAATCGGGATCTTTAAACATTGTCCATTTAGTCATGTCAGCTTGAACGTTTGTTTTTCTATATTGAAGGTCACCCTGGGCTCGAATCTTCTCTGCGAGTATTGGGTTAATTGTTTCAGCTTCGGGATACACCATTGTAAATACATCGGCTGTTTCGCTGAAGGTTAAGTTTTGCACGTTTGGTATCATGCAAATATTTATATAGGGGGGGTTTAAATAGTCTTAGAGCTGGTTAAGCAGTCCAAGGACGACCTGTTACAAGTCCGCCTGAGTTAGCATTATTGTCTAATGTATTGTCTGTTTTATATCTTGTGGGTAGTTGTGTAGCATCAAGTGTATTTCTTGCTCTGTAAGAAACAGCATCTGTATCTGTTGATCCACTAATAGTACCATTTGCGGCAACTGTTTTGCCTTCACGCTTTGCAAGTGCCTTAGCAAGTTTAGTATCTTGTCTTAGCTTTTTGTTTGCTAGTGTTGATATTCCGTTAGCGGCCATTACTTTTGCTCAGGTTCAGCTTGTTGCTGTCCAGCTTCAGCTTGTTTCATAAGTGCTTTGAACTTACCAAACAGTTGAGGATTTGACATCATGCTCTGTATAGCAGTTGCATATGGTGCAATAGCTTTAATAATATTTGGAGGTAATGTTTCGCCTGAGGATATTTTATCTAATCCTTTTGCAACTTGAGCACCACTTGCCTTACCACCAATAACACCTTTAAGTGCAGTTGCTTTCTGTGCAACCTGTTGTGCTAGTTTTGGATCAGGTGCTACGTCTGGTGCACCGGGTGCTTCAGGAACGCATTTGTTTACACGCTTACCTTTGTTCTTTCCAGTACCTTTTTGTGTACCGGCTTTTTTATAACCATCCCAGCACTTGTCTGGTCCTGCTACTTCTTTTACAAATTTGTTTTTAGCTTTTTTAAATTGTTTAAATCCTGTTTCAGGATCTAATTTAACTGCGCCGTCGGACCAATCTGTTCCGGTCCATGTCCAAGTTGCTGTGCCATCGTTATAAGCACTACCTGGTTTTAGGTCGCTTACTTTCTTTGGTTCTTTAGCTTTTGGTGCTGTATCTTTAGCTTTATCTTTAGGCTTATCGTCTTTTGTAGAAGTGTCACCTTTGTTAATCCAATCATCAGTTTCTTTATCGTCAATACCGCCTTTTGGATCTATAGGCTTTTTATTACCATGTGCGCCACCATACTTAGTTGACGCTTTAGTTGCAACAGCATCTAAGCCTCTAGCAATTCTAGTGTTCTGTACATAGTTGTCAATCTTGCCAAGTGATGCTTTAGTGTTTAACCAACCACCGGGTGGAGCTTCGTTGATGTTATCGAACTCATTTGATAAATCAGTTAACTTCATTACTTGTCAAGCCAAATCTTTGAAAGTTTATCACCCATTGCTCTAATCTTTTCTGCTTCAGATGCATTGCCATTCTGAGTAACATTTGTTTGTACTGCTGTTACTACAGGTGGTGGACCTTTTACAACTGGTGCTGTATTTTGTGCATTAACTCTATTAAAGACTGCGTCTGTGTCGACTGGTTTAAACATATTATTCTCCTAATGATGCTGATAATTTATTCATCAATGATGTTTTATAATCTGTTGATTCATTTTTCATTGCGGCAAATTTATCTGCTTGTTTTTTTCTAGCGGCTTTATCTTCAGCATCCATCTTTGCGACATTCTTATTTCTAAGAGCATCTAACTCTTTACCTTTAAGTTGATCTTTTGTAGGTGCTAAATCTTCTGCAACCGCATTACAGTTACAATGTTTACAAGTTGGAGCACATTTACAATCTTCTGCTTTAACGTCTGCACCACAACACTTGTCTGAACAATGTGTGTCTTTTGATTCTGCAACTTCGTCAAACTTAACTTGATAGTCCATGTGATGATAAACACTACCTAAGTAGTCTGCTGATTTAGTAATTTTTGATTGTACCCAACCCTCTAAGCCTTCTTGCTCAGATACGTTTTTTAGCATTTCGTGTAGTTTGATACTGTACTTTGCAATCTTGTATAGTTCAGCACGAGCCATTTGTACTTCATGGTCAGATTCAGCTCTGTAAGCCATATCTGCTAAACCTTCTTTTAATTGTTTCTTATTCATATTCATCACCTTTTGCTTACTACTATTTATCGTTTAGCTATCTTGGCCCCAAAGAAACTGTCTGATGCATCTAGTGCATTAACTACAGTTCCGTCTTTGTTCTTTTTAGCTTTCTTCTTAGGAACACCATTCTTGTCACGTGGAATTTGACCCTGTGCATGTACTGGATTAGCTACAGTTGCAATAGCACCTGCACTTGTACCGCCTGCTGTGGCAGTTTCACCGAGATCCTTTTGAAATAGTTCACGTATTAACATACTGTTATTTATCCTTCTTTAGCGGGCTTAGTAAAATAATCTTTCAATAGTCCAGCAGTACGTTCAAACTTGTGATCTTTATGTTTGAAACCTACGCCACCTTTTGATTCCCAATTTCTAATATTAGACCCAAAGTCGTCAATTAGTATGTTAGGTGTACCGTCTGCTTGTTTTGCCCACTTATACTTGTCAGCGGAAACAATAACTTCTTTAGGCGGAAAAAACGCTAAGTTCTTTTTAACCCATTCACGCTTGTGTGGTTCTGCTCTAGGATCGTTTGCTAATGGCGCACTTAGTATTGTATACTCGCCTTTAAGATCCTTAATAATGTTTAGTAAGTTTTGTGCATTTGCTGTTAACGGTAAGTTTAACCAAAAGTCATCTTTATCTCTAATCTTTTGTAATGCATCTTCAATATCTGTAATTTGTCGCCAATCTTTTCCTACAAGTTTCTTCCACGCTGGAAAGAAGTCTGCAAGTACACCGTCCATGTCTACATAGATTTCACTAACAGCTGATAGTTCTTTAGTTTGTAATTCTTTTATCTGCGACTCGGTCATCCCTAAATTATATAAAGTATTTGCTTTTGTATTCTTACTTGCTTTCTTATGCATAGTATACTTGGGTTTACCGGCTTTGTCAACCGAAAAACCAAGTTTCTTTGCTTCAATACTAGTTTGGTTAGGACCTACATCGGGAGTAGTGTTAACACCAGGTACAATAAGACCGACGCCTTCTGATAGCTTAGATATCTCATGCCACCTCATTTCTTTTTACGTCCTCTAAAGCCTTGTGGCATATTTTGGTTAGTCATGTAAGGTCTATTAAACCAAAGTTTAAACCAATCTTGATCACCAGGTTTTAAACCTAATTTTTTTTCTTTTTGTTTTAGAGCGGTTGCAGTGATACTAGGGTTTTCGTCAATCTTATATTCGGAGTAACCTTTATATTCGTTTACACCTGCAAGTTGAATTATACGTTCTAGTTCATCCATTACTTTGCTTTGGCCTTACCAGCTTTCATATTAGCCATCCAATGTGCCATACGTTGCTTTTCGCCACTGCTACCTTTTGCAGTTTTTCTTAAACTACTTACACTTGCTTTAGTATCAACTCCACTACGTTTGGCTAATCCTTTACGTCCGGGCTTCTTGCCGTCTGCAAAGTTTTCATCGTAGTGTGCATCTTTGTTTCCACCTGCGTCTTGTGTCTTATAGCCCATCTTCTTTAGAGCTACTTTAATAATTTCATCTTCTTCAGGACTAAACGGAACAATCATTACATCTGGCTCAGATGGATTAATATCGTCTGGGTCCATAGTATCTGTGTTTGCAAGGTGTGTACCTAGCTTAATAAAATCATATGCTGTGTCTGACTTTGCTAACGTACTACTTTTAGGATTAGGAATTAGATCACCTTCATTTTTCATAGAGGCAACATTACTAATCATTTTATAGATATCACCGCCTGCTTTTTTAAATGCTTGTGAAACTTCTTTCTCTGTAAACTTTAAATAATCAACCATGTACATTGCAAGGCCAGCTTCGCCATCGCCTTTGTACATATCAATTAAGTCTTGTTCTAAATTACTACTACTTTCGTTAGCATGTATTGCGGCTTGTTGTTTCTTACGCATAGGATGTCCTTTACCGTGGATACCTTTCTTACGTCCGTCACCTTCTTTCATAGCAGAAATAAGCATGTCTTCTAATTTGTTTAACTCGTCTCTATCAACTTCAAATTGTGTTAATACTTTTTCTAATTCTTTTTCGTCTTTTGTTTTAATTAACTCGTTATACAGTTTCGTTCCACCGTATAGTGCTACTGCAATACCAACAGCTGGTAATCCGTATCTACCTAGTGCTTGTGTAACAGGGTGATCTAAGAATCTGTTAGCCCATTTTACTGCATCTCTTACCCAAGGATAAACTTTCCAAGTAGCAGTTAAGAACCCTATGGCCCATTTATTGTTCCAAAAGAACTTACCAATTTTACCAACAGCCATTAAGCCTCTAAGAGCAGGTACTGCCCATTCGTCTAAACTTTCATCTTTTGTAGCAATGCCCATACCTTTTCTAACTTGGTCGTACATGCTCTGTGCCATCTGTGCATTAGCAACACCTTGTTTGAAACTATCAAAGTCACCTTCTTGTGCCGCGGCTCTCATTTTACTTGCACTCATGCCTTCAGCACCTTCTGCATCGGGATCACGTTCGCCTGCACTTACAATATTAATACTGTTAAACTTATAATCTTTGCCGTTGTAGTCATTTAATAGTTTAGTAAATGAATCAACTCTATCACTACCTGCTACATACACAATGTCTGTGTAACCTTTAGCTTCTAAATTCTGCATTGCTTGGATAATAGTTTTTACTTTAGGATCACCAATTACAACTCCAGGGAAACTCTTCGATGCAAAGTACATCTTCTCTGGAAAAGGTAGTGGATCTGTTTTAGGTTTTTGTGTTTGGCTTAAAAATAGAAAAGGATCACCTTGTTGTGACTTTACTACGTCAGCTAATTTAGCATGTCCAATAGTGGGAGGGTTCATTCTACCAAATGCAAACACCGCAGTTTTGGGTGCTTCAAATAACTCTCTTAGAAACATTAATACTCTCCGTCTCTAAGTGCGGTCATTTCCTCGCTAAAGATTATTTCAGCTAATGATTTAGCATCTTCTTTCGTTAATAGTTCTGATGGGCGTTTGTTAATACCAAACTGTTTACAGTAATGTTCAGCACCTGCTGTAATCATATCTGTTAAGTCAGTTGGCATAGGACTTTTGCCACCTTGTAATTTAGATTGCATATTACACATTGTTGGATAATACTTTTTACGATAGAACATTGGATCGTTCTTCATAAACACTTGCATGTCACTAACGACATCAAATCCTAAATCATTTTCTTTTTCTACTTCAAAATCCGTAAACTCATTAATTCTCATATTACCACTTCCTACATGACCAGTAACGTGCCTTTGTACGTGGTCCTGGATTGTCACAGTTATGTCTTGCTCTAAAGCTCTTACGTCTTTTTGGATTATTCTTTTTGATACTCATAGCTTTACCTTTAACACTACTTCCGCCGTGTCCAAAGTTAACTTTTTTAGTATTACCTGTCTTGGGATCTTTTACATATACTTTAAATTTCTTGACATCACCTTGCATAGGCTTGCCTAGTTTAACTTTACGTCCTTGATACTCTGCTTCGTCTATTGGATCATCATCTTCGTTCCAATGCATAACACCATACTGTTCAAAGAACTCGTCATCATCGTCATATGTTTCTTCTTCAAGCTCTTCGCCAACACCTGCACTAATTTCAATATCAAAGTCATCGTAACCTTGTTCGAACATATAGTTTGCTAGTTTGTTAGCATACTCGGTTGATTCTTCTTCTGAAAGTTGTCTTGGTAAAGCAATTTCCCATGCTGTTCCACCTTGCTCAGTTTCGTAAAGGTCTTGGTCAGGAAAAATACTTTCGTCTAACAACTTAGTTGTTTCCTGTTTTTCCATTACTATTCTTACAAAATGTTCCATCTTATCTCCTAATGATTTAACAGTACACTAGTTACTGTTCCTGATGTATAACTTACCACAGTTCTAACCCAAACAAAGTTTCCTGTAAAGTTTTTAAAATACCCACCATCGGATCCTGTAACGCTAGTACCATCAACATCGAACCAGTCGGTCTCAGTTGGTGTTACTGCAAGGGTTCCTTGCATCTTTATAGTTCCGTTGAAAGCTATTAGATTATATTGTACAGTATGAAAACCATCTGCACGACCGTAGTAGCCATCGCCTTTAAATGCTTCACCTGTGACGGCTTGTGTTGTGCTATCTGCTGGGTGAACGTTCTGTGTTAATATTGTTATACTATTGGACATATAGTTATTTATCTAGTTCTGTACTCGATACGATTTTATCGATACGCATGAAGTCTCGCTTTAAAAACAATCTTATTAGTGTTATAGTAGCATGATCTTTAACATACATGTACTTTCCTTTTAGATTGTACCCACCTTTAATGTCACTTAATACAACTCCGCCTATCTTAATTTTGTCTTTATGTTTTAAACAAAATCCAGCTAAGTTAGGATCTGCTGATCCGTTAAGTGTAACCTTATAAGCAAACTTAATAGTGTCGTTAATAATAACACCCTTAGGAAGATCAGCATTATCTCTGGGCATATGTATAGCACACACAGCATTTAATTTACTGTTTAGTTGCTTAACCCATTCAAAGTTATTAGTGTATATACCTAAGTGCCATGTTTCGCAACGTAGCTTATAGTCTTCTTCTTGATTAGTAAATTCATGTAATAGAGTTTGTAAGTCTTTTAGTTCTTCTTGACTTACTCGTACATCTCTCATTCCTATACGAAGGAACCCATTACCAGTTGCTTGGTCTAATGCACTATCAATTGACTTTCGTGCAAAAGACATGTTCTTATTTCTAAAAACATGCCCTAGTGCGTTTGACAAGTCTACTTTATATTTGTATTTGTCAAAGAATAGCTTAGTTGAGTCAATCTTGATCAACAGTTTCTGGCTCCTTAACCTTAGACTTAACTGATGTTAAATCAAATGCACCGTCTTTAACATCAATATGTAATGTACCACCGTTTTTCAATTCACCAAACAATAATACTTTAGATAACGGAGTCTTAATATCGTTATCAATAACACGTTGTAACGGTCTTGCACCCATTTTACTATCAAAGCCTTTGTCAATAAGGAAGTCAATAGCTTCATCTGAAATAGTAGTTTCAACATCTTTGTCAGTTAGCATAACTTTAAGATCAACTAAGAACTTACCTACAATTTTAATCATTGTATTTTTATCTAACTTACCAAATGTCATAATACCATCAAGTCTGTTACGAAACTCTGGAGCAAAGAACTTTTTAAGTTCACTATCATCGTGATCTTTTTCCATCTCACCAAAGCCAACTGTATTAGTTTCAGCTTCCGCGGAACCTAAGTTAGTTGTAAGAATCATTACAATGTTTCTACAATCAGCAGTCTTGCCGTTTGAACCTGTAACAAATCCGTTATCCATAATCTGTAATAATAGTTGACTAACATCTGGATGTGACTTCTCAATCTCATCAAGCAGTAGTACACAGTTAGGATTTTCTTGTACTTTAGTAATAAGTAATCCTGAATTTTCTTCAAAGCCAACGTAGCCTGGAGGTGAACCAATAAGTTTAGCAACACTATGCTTCTCTTGATATTCACTCATATCAAATCTAATTAGTTTTACACCTAGTTGACTAGCTAATTGTTTTGCAGTTTCAGTCTTACCAACACCAGTTGGACCCATAAACACAAATGAACCAATTGGTTTATTATCTGCTTTAAGTCCTGCTTGAGCAACATGAATCTTATCTACAATACTATCAATTGATTCGTCTTGTCCGTAGATCTCTGCTTTCATATTATGATTTAAGTTAGCAAGGTTACTTGTTTCAGTTTCCATAATCTGCTCAGGTGGCAAGTTAATCATCTTAGCAAGTTCAAATTGAATCTCTCTCATGCCAACTACTTTAGACGTATCTTCTTTAAGTTTAAATCTTGAACATGCAACGTCTAGTAAGTCAATAGCTTTATCTGGTAGCTTCTTATCTGTTTGAAATTTGATACTAAGTTTAATAGCAGTATCAATAGCGGCTTCAGTAATTTCTACTTTATGAAATTCTTCGTAATACTTTTTAATACCAGTAAGAATATCTTTAGTAACATCTTTACTAGGCTCGTCAACACTTACACGAGCAAATCTACGCATTAATGCACGATCCTTTTCAAAGAACTTACGATACTCTTCCCATGTAGTTGAAGCAACTACTTTAATATTACCTTTAGTAAGAATAGGCTTTAACATGTTTGCTAGATCATTTGACTGTCCAGCACCGCCAGCACCAGCACCACTTATCATGTGTGCTTCGTCAATGAACATAATAGTCTTGCCTTTCTTTTTAAGTCCAGCAATAACTAATTTAAAGCGTTCTTCAAAGTCTCCACGGTACTTACTACCAGCTAACATACTACCAATGTCTAGGTTATATACTGAATACTCTTTTAAGAATTCAGGCACTTTACCATTTACAATATTGTATGCAAGTCCTTCTGCAATAGCAGTTTTACCTACACCCGGCTCACCAACTAGCAGTACGTTGTTCTTCTGTCGACGACCAAGTGCTAGTGCAATGCTTTCGAGTTCTTCTGAACGTCCAATTACAGGATCAATCTTACCTGTCTCAGCGTCAATATTAAGGTTTGTAGTAAATGAACGCAATGCTCTAGTAGCCATGCCTTGCATTTCTTCATCTTCATAACTTGCTTCAAGCTCGTTGTTTAGATAGTCTGCAAACTTTTCTTTTTCAATTCCTGTTTCACTGATAAAGTATAATGCCCAACTTTTCTTTTCGTTGAACATACTCAAGAACACATCAGTAACTTCAATGTTGTTGCGTCCGCTGAATAACACTTGAGTAAATGCTCTGTTTAATACACGCTCTACTGCTTGTGTTTTCTTAGGCTTGTACTTTTTAGGTACTTCGTCCATTAACAAATCAGTGCATTTAGTTTTTAGATAATTTTCAACATTCTTTTTCATAAACTCAGGATCAGCTGTTCCGTATCCTGATACTATATTTGAAAAGTCTTCCTCGCATAGCATTGCAAATAGCAAATGCTCTAAGGTAAGATACTCATGGCTGAGTTGCTTAGTAACTTCTGTTGCTTTATCGAAGATCTTCTGTAAGTTTTCGCTAGGTTCAACCATTATGTTATATATGCTCCAAATCGTTTTAATAATTTTATTTGCTTTTTCTTAGCAATGTCTAGTTTAAGTTTACTTACCCGGTCTGTAAAGTTAATACCGTATAAGTGATCGTATTCATGTCCTGCAATTCTTGCATTCCATCCTACTAGTTCTATTGTACACTCTTTGTTAGTAGAGTCAAGATACTCTATTACCATTCCTGTTGGTCTTTTTACTTTAAAAAACAGTAACGGAAAACTTAAACACCCTTCTTCGCCAAGTACTGTGTCTTGACTAACTGCTGTAATCTTAGGATTAATTATAGCAAATGGTTTGTTGTCTTCGTGTCCTTTCAACTCGTCTGGTTTCATAACAAAAATCTGTGCATCAAGACCTACTTGGTTAGCAGATAGTCCAACACCCTTTTCTTCTTCCATAAGTCTAATCATTTCAGCTTCAATCTCAACAGCGTTGTACTTGTCAAAGTCAAACGGTGCTACTTCTTTTGCTAAAAATGGATCAGGATATCTAACTAGTTTTAGTTTCATCTTGTATTTCTCTTAACTTCTCTCTGGTTAATTCGTTGTCAATTTTTGGGGTAACCCCTTGTACTTTAATATACAAGTTTCCTGTTTTTCCTAACCGTTTGTTAGGCAAGCCTTGTCCACCAATACTAAAAGTTGTGCCTGGGTTAGATCCAGCTGGTACATTAACACTTAGAGTACGTCCGTGGATTGTTTTGACCTGTATATTTGTGCCTAAGATAAAATCAAATAGATTTAACTTTCTCTCTATATATAAATTTATGCCATCTACGGCGTAGTCGGGGTGTCTTCTGACTCGTATAACGACATGTAAATCTCCTCTTGGAGCATTTTGGACAATGTCGCCACCCATTCCATGATACCTAACTCTATCGTCATTTTGTATGCCTGGAGGTAAAGTAACGTTCACAGTTTCTTCTCGACCACTTGGCAGTCTATAAGTTGCTATAACATCTTTACCAGAAACAATATCCTCCAAACTAATATCAGCGGCAATAGTTATATCTTGGTTACGCATCTGTCGTTGTCTTTGTTGTTGTCCAAACATAGACCCAAATATATCTTCAAACTGAGCGCCACCAAATTGTTGTGAGAAGTGACTTTGTTGTTGTGACTGAGCCTGTTGAGGATCAGCAGTTCCAAACTGGTCATACATTTGTTTTTTTTGAGGATCTTTTAGTGCTGAGTATGCTTCGTTAACTTTTTTAAACTGAGTATCGTCTCCACCAGTTCTGTCAGGATGATGTTGCATACTTTGCTTCTTGTATGCTTTCTTAATCTCTGTTGTTGAAGCGTTGCGAGAAACGCCTAATATTTCATAATAATCCATATTACTATTATACGCTTATATTAGGCGATTGTCAAGCATTATTTTTTCATTTTGAAGTAGATGAATTCTTCGCCAGTCTCTTCATTCTTAATTGTAATAGCCGGTGCTCCATCTGGAACTTGCTTACCAACATAATGCCAAGTCATTCCGTCTTTTGAGTCTTGCTCAACTGCATTAAAGAACTCTGCATTAGTACCAACAAATAACCCTGCCATTAGTATAATTCCAAAAACCATTTTTATTCCTATTCTATTTTGATGTCTTATTACGTCGACATATTATACAACATAATCAGTCGGAAGTCAAGTATTATTTTTTACTAGACCCTGTGTACAGTCCGAACCAAGCCGCTCCAGCACCTACAACAACACTAACTAATCCTGATTGTTCCATAGTTGCTTCTCCGCCTAACCCCATGTACCAATGTACTACTTGATATAGTAACACAATGTAAACTGTAATAAAAATACGTGGAAAAATTCTCCATTGATCAAATGCACGAGCAAGGTGTATCCAACGAACATATGGATTTGGTCCTAGATCTTTTACAGTTGTATCAACTTCTAAGTCTAGTTTAACTTTGCGTGTTGTACTCTCTTGAGTTGCAACAACTACTGCATCATGTTTTGGTTCAACTGCTGGCCCAATGGGCTTATCTAAGTCTTCAAGTTTCTTTCTTGGCATTTTTCATTTCCTCTATATTCTCTTTGTTAGCTTTAATTGCATCAGTCTGTGCCTGATCAATCATATCTTGTATGCGTCTACCTTTCTCAGCATCGGTATCTAAGTGCAAATTTTTATTGATAACTTTTTCTAACTTGTGAAACTTAATACGGTCGTTCGGAATGTATCTCCAAGTATATCCTTTAGCAGTATATACTCCAAACACACTTTCACGTAACCCTACTTTAACTATAATAGCATCTTCATCGTCTAATATAATAGCATCACCTTCATTAAACGCAGGATTCATTTTAAACTTTAATCCTTGCATTAAATTTGTAGCAAAGTCTTTAAACCAAAAGGCCGCACTAATCGAAATTAGTATAGCGATCCACGGAGCCAGTACATCACCTAGGCTCATTCCAAATTGGTCAAATATATTCATCACTAGTATTTATCAGTCATAAGGAAAGGTTGTCCAAAATAAATTGAACAACCTTTGCTTAGTTTACTTAATGTATGCTTGGTAGCTTACTATAGTCTACTTGATAGTATCCTGACTCGTGCATTTCAACTGCATCAGCGTACTGTGTTTCAAGTAATTCTTGAGCCATTACACCGTGTTGTACTGCATTATCCCATACATAGTTATATGTATAAGTGTTTAAGCCATTAACTTTAGCTACAAACTTAACGTTTTCTTTCAAACGTGTATCTGAAAACCATTTCTTAACAGACTTCCAACTTTTTGTGGCTGTGTTTGCAACTGCATTAGCCGCATCAGTTGCCGCTTTATCAATAGCTCTTGTAGCACTATTAATAGCATTGCCTGCTTGGTTAATAGTGTTGTTACATGCACTAATAGCTGTGTTACAAGCGTCTACAGTAGCGTTAGCCGCCTTTATAGCGTTGTTTGCGTTAAACACACTAGTTGTCCACTTACCTACTTCATTACCCCAATGTGCAACGTCATTAGCCGCATCAGTCATTGCTTGACCAGTTTGGTTAATTGCATCTTCAGTAGCGTTAACTGCTGTATTTGCTACTGCTACACTTTGTTTTGCAACTTTTTCTGCATTTTTAGCAACAGCTTGTGCTTGATGAGCAACTTTAACTGCTTCTTGTTGTGCTTTATCAATACCGTCAGTTACATGATTCAACGCTTCGTCAATAGTTCCGCCTGCGTTCATAATAGCGTTAGCACCATCTACTAGTGGACCAATATCAAGGTTAACATTAATGTCAACATCTAGTCCTACAAGTAAAGCCGCTTGTCCGTCAATACCAAAGCTAATAGTTTCATCAGTATATGTAGCATGAGCTGAACCTTGAGCACCAATTTGTCCACCGATACTTGCACCAACTCCGCCTTCAACTTCTGCTCCGCCGAAATTTGCTGACCCACTTGCGTCAACTCCAACATTAGCACCAGCAATAGCGCCGCCACCTACGTCAACTCCGTCCTTACCAACACTTGCATGACCGCCTGCTTCGGCAAATGCTTCTGCATGAGCTCCGGCTGTACCTTCTGCACCAGCGTCAACATTAACACCAGCAATACCAACTTCGGCATCTACTGATCCTGTTGCTGTTACATCTGCACTAGCACTTGCACCAACTGTTGCCGCGGCTTCTACACCATCGCTATCAATTGATCCACTTGCTTTTGCATGTGCTTCTGCTTCTGCTTTAGCAACTGCTTCTGCACTTGCGTCTGCTTCTGCATGTGCTGTTACACCGCCGCCTAAATCTTGACTAGCATGTGCTTCTGTGTCTGCACTTGCGCCAGCTTCTGCACTTGCATGTGCTTCTGCACCAACTGCAACTGAATGATCAGTTACTTCGTACCCTGCACTTGCTCCAGCTTCTGCGTTAGCGTGTGCTTCTGCGTTATAACTTGCGCCTGCATGTTCGTCACCTACTACTTCACCTACTGATGTTTGAATACCAGCGGCAACTTGAATATGATACTGTGGTCTTTCAACATCTTGCACCATAGCATCTGCTTGTGCAACTTGTGATTGAGCCGCTTCAAAGTCATCATTGGCTTTTTCTTTTTGTTGAACAGCCGCTTCGTGATCGTGAATAGCTTTTTCATGTGCATCATCAGCCGCTTGTTGCTTTGCTTGTGCATTAGCTTGTTGGCTTTGAGCGTTAGCTTTTTGTGTTGTTGCGGCATCTTTTTCTGCTTGAGCACTTTTCTTATTGTTCTGTGCTTGGCTCTTTTCAGATGCCTTTTGATTCTTTTGTGCTTCGGCGTCACGTTTCTGTTGTTCCGCTCGTGCCTTATCCTGTTCTGCTGACATTATCTTTGCTTCCTCTCTAGTTTGTTAATACGTTGTTCTAGCTCGTCTATCTTTCGAGCAATATTTGGATTTACTTTCTTCCATGCATTAGGATCCTGGTTAAACCAAGTCCAGCCAAAACGATCTCTAATTGTATCTAAAAAAGTGTCCCACTTCCCAAACACCCATAATGATATGCGTGTGTCTTTCATGTATGCAATAAACAATGCTCCAAAGATAGAACCTGCAATAGCTGTGTATAACCATAGCATATCGTTAGTCATTTCTTTTAATATTTCAAGCATAGTTATTCCTTAAATTATACGTGTGTATTTATTCAAACTCATATTCTTCTGAAGTCCACACGCACTATTTACTTCTAACAGAATCTATAAAACTATATACTCTGCCAAATTGCTTATCAATACTGAATAGATCTTGCTGAATCATAGTTACTAGAAGTTGTAGTTCTATTAATGTTACTAAAGTCCATGTAGCTAAACCCATTAAGATTGTACCTAATAGGCCTATTAACAATGTATTAGTCTTTCTAGTCATTATTTCTTTTTAGGATCTTCGATTGTCTCGTAGTATTCTTTATATGATTTGATAATTTCGTCTTGTTGTAGCATGTATGCACGTATCTGTGCAAAGTTTTTACTTAGAGCTTCGTAACCGTCATCTGTTAATCCAAACAACACAGGATCTACTCCACCTGCTTTAAGTTTAGCAAACACTTCGTCTGCATTATCAGATGTAATAATAGTCCATTTAATTTCTTCTAGCTTTGGAGTTAACGGTAGAGGCAACGCAAGAGGTTCTCTAGGAACTTCTGTTTTAAAGATTTCTAGATGCTTAACAGAACTACATCCACTAATAAGGAATGTACTTAGGATTAGCAATACTAGGACACTCTGAGTTGATTTCAGACTTTTTAGTAGCATTTTTCTCTTTCTCCGTTAATGGTGACCCCATAGCAATTTCTACACATCTCATTGCTTTTGTAGTTGCACCGTTAATAACTCGTTCAACTGATTTAGGACGTTCATCTGCAAGTTTGCCTATGTCACGTACTTCACCTTGACCGTTAATTTTATTAAAGCGTTTATCCAACGCTGTAAATTCAGCTTTTAATGATTTGTTTTGTGCATCTAAGTTAGCTGTAATTTTTCTTTGTGATTCAAAGTCAGCTTTTGCTTGGGCAATCACTTCTTTTTGACTTTCAACACTTTGTTCTAACTTCAAATTGTTTGCTTCTGATGTTGCAAGATCTGACTTTAAAGTTTTAACGTAAACTACTCCGCCACCAGCACCGGCTAACATTATTAATACCATTGCAATCTTGATTGAACTAAACATAGTGTTTACCCTAGTAACTTTTTTATTGTATTTGGTCCTACTATTCCGTCAGCAGTTAGGCCGTTAGCACCTTGCCATTCTTTAACAATACGTGCAGTACCTGGACCAAAGATGCCATCAGCAGGTGAAATATCAAGTTTCTCTTGTACTTCTGCTACTAGTGGACCACGTGATCCTACTCGAATAGTTTGATTATAATCAACTGTTGGTTCTTCATAGTCGCCACCTAGTACATCTAAAGCATGTATGTAATGTTTCTTACGATCTTCTAAACCAATTGTACCACCGTTGATACGTTTCGTTGCTCCGACAATGTCTTGACCGTCACAATATTTGTTTAAGCCGTTTGTATCCCAGAACCAACATGCTGAGTCTAGTGCGCCTTTCTTTGTGCGTACATAATCAGTTGCTTCTTCTGGTGACATTTCAACTGCTTTACTAAATTCTGTATAGTTGTAACGTCCAGTTAGCTGTAGTATACCACCACCTCTAAATCTCCAACCGTCACCACTAGCAGTATCGCCGTTGTCCATGCGTGAAGCGTAAATAACGTTTGCAATTTTTTCTGGTTGTCTGTGATATGGTTGGGGGTCTCTTCCTGCTCGTACAAAGTACTTGCCGAATATTTTATTTAATGCACTTGCACTATAATTTAAGTTTTCGCTTAGTGTTCTAAAGCCACCACTTTCGTGTCCACACTGAGCAACAAACATAGCAACTCTTTCAATGGAATCTACTTCCCATAACGGAAGTATTTCAAGCATTGCTTCATACCAATCCTTCCAATCATCTCTATGGATAAGCTCTTCAGCCATCCAAGGTTCAAAGTCGAATTTAAAATGTTCTTTGGCCATTCTCTAGGTTTCCTATTTTTTAAGGACTACTGTATAACCATTATTTTCAATTAACAGTTTATCTCCATACTTGCCTATATTGTAGTCTCCAATATATTTAGTAAGGAAAATTACTTCTGGAAAAGAATTGACATCATATTTCTCAGTAATCGTCTCATTAATCTCTATAGTTTTGCCAAAATCTAACACGTTGTATGTAAGTGGTTCTGTCCATATTTTGGTAAATTTAATTCTGTTTTCAACTAGGTCAATACTATCAATGTAACTCTTATTAAAGAAGTTCTTATAGTTGTCCATGTTACTTTCGTTAACTTTAATCTCGTAGTCAGCTTTGTCTAACGGAATAGTTTCACCTAGTGCTTCCATTCCTGCATCTTGACTCTTAAAACTTTTATAATAACGGAATTTAAATTTATCAATACTAGCTAGTTTGCCTACACCGTCTAGCATCTCAATAATCTGAGTTGGAACATCTTTCATACGTTCAATTTCAACAAATACTTTATATGTACCGTCTGTTTGTTCGCCTGATGTAACATCAGCATCTAATACAAAAGGATAACCTTTCTCAAAGAAATTCATTAAGTCTTTTGCTGGTGCTTGTGACATGCAACTAAAACTGCATACTACAATATCCTTGTCATCACCCATTTTACTTTTGAAACTATCAATTTCAAAGATAGGTAATATTAAATCGTTAAGGTCGCCTGCTTGTAATCCCATTATACTGCTCCGCCTTCAACTGCGGCAGTTTCGCCTTCTTGTGCTATATCATCAATTGCTGGCTGTGTTGTTGCTACTGCTGGTTCTTTAACATAATCTAACTGTTCAGCATAACCACTATAGATATTTAATATAAGTTCTTTAGGCATTTTGATAGTAACTACCCAAACAGGTTCTCTATCTAGCTTGCCTTTTTTAGTACCAGGTCTAACATCATCTGGTTCTTTAATCTTTCTAGGTTTTAATACCGCAGTCTTTTCGTATGACACATAACAGTCATAGTCTAGCAATCTCTTGCCACCTGCAGGGTCTGGCATTTTATCCTTAGGCCACATAAACGAAGCACTTACCCAGTGCCTAGTAATCATTGGTCCTTCGACTAATTCACCATCTTCCCAATTAGCATAAACGTAGAGGTCTAGTTCGTCTAATACTCTTTCGAAATCTTTTAATACACTCAAAGCGGTGTCGCTTTCGTATATACTTTCGATGTTACTAATAATGTCTAATACGTCACGCATGTTGTTTCTCACCTATTCTTATACACTTATTTATCCGACTACGATCTATAAGTGTGCAGTTTTGTCTTGTCTACTCGATGGTAAATATTTATGTAGGACAGTTAAATGTGAATCTACAGTGACTGTCTTTATATTAACTCATGAAGGAGGAACTTAATGGGTGCTAAAAGACGAGCTATTAAGGCTCATAAACCCCAAGCTAATAACAATAACGTTGTTAGTTTTCAAAAACCACAATCAAAACCAATCAATATACTTCCTAGAAACAAAAACCAAGAAACATATATGCTAAAACTGTTGGACCCGATGAAATACATAGTATTCGGTGTTGGTCCTGCGGGAACCGGTAAGACCCTACTTGCGGTCCAGGTGGCTATTAAGTTATTCAAGGAAGGCGTTATTGATAAGATTGTTGTAACAAGACCCGCTGTGTCAGCTGACGAAGATCTAGGCTTTTTACCTGGAACTATGGAAGAGAAAATGGCACCGTGGACACGTCCGATCTTTGATGTTTTTAAAGAGTACTTTACTCAGAAAGAAATAGAAGGCATGATGTACGATGGTGTAATTGAAATTTCACCGTTATCATATATGCGAGGACGTACTTTCAAAAAGTCAATTATTGTTGCTGACGAAATGCAAAATGCAACGCGAAATCAAATGAAAATGCTACTTACTAGAATCGGCGAACACTCGCAAATGATAGTAACAGGTGATTTGGCACAAGCAGATAGAATGGATCAGAACGGTTTATTGGACTTTATTAAATCTTTAGAACAATATAGAGAAACTACACACATTGACATAGTCAGGTTCCAAACCCATGATATCGAAAGGCATGATGCAGTTAGAGAAGTTCTAGCTGTTTACGGCGACGAATAGTATTATTTTTCACCAGGAAGATCTGTATCGTTTTGATCGACGATATAGGTCTTCTTAACGTGTTGCCATTTAGACCAACCATTAAAGATTATTTTTTGTAATCCAATAATTGCATTGTGTCTATCAACACTTGTTTTGCTCAGGTCACCTGTGCGAGCAACAACTGTTTCTCTCTTAATAGGAATCAGTTGACACAAAGGTTCACCCATTTTAATGAATGTGGGCTTAATCTCTTTTAACATAATGTTAATAGGACTAATTAACGCACCTACATCATGATCAATAATACCTGGAATTGCTTCGTAGTTCCTATCCTCATGAAAGAACAAGGGTTGATACATTACACTCCAGTTAGCTTTACTCCATATTTTCCAAGGACAGTCTAACTTAACTGCGGCTCGTACTCCAAACTTCCGTAAAACTTGTGATATAGGATTGTCTACCTGATCCGGTGGATGCCAAGCACTATTATAACTGTCATCACTATAACGTGTTTCTACAAAGTTACCACAATCGCTAGGAACAATTTCCATATCACACCAAGCAGGAATAATAAACCCTGTTTTCATATAATCACCAATACCAGGACACGCTTTTACAGTTTGATCACTGTCAATTTTGTGCTGTTCTTTTTTAGTGAAGGTCGGCATCTTCTTCCAAGACGCTGGCATAAACTCACCAGCCGGTCTAATAGGTGCATGTTTACGTACAGCCCACCTTTCAGTTTCAAAAAATATTACTGGTTCTGGATTATTCATTAATTGTTTCCATTAAAGGAAATATCTCCGCAATTACTTTTGCACATGCATGAGCAATTTCCATATGTTCTTTTTGTGTACCGTTAGCACCACGTAGATCAATATAATGTACCCAACTACGAATACTACCTTGCATGTATAGTGTTGTCTTTGTAAGACCTTCGGGTAATACCTTACGTGCTTGTTCTTTAGCAATACCTTTTTTAATAGCCCAGTCGTATTCTTTCTTAGCTAGTACTGCAATACGTCTTTGTGCCCAATCCCATTCTTGTTGTAGCTTTGTATCATCTACTTCAACTGAGTTTTGTCTGTTCTTTGGGTCTTGTAAACGAGCTTCACTATACTCAAACATGTCGCCTTGTTCTTCAGGGTTAGCATAACGCTGACTAAACTCTTGAAAGGCAAAACTACGATGACGTACAATTTGATGTGCAATGTCACGTGTTGTTTTAATCTCAAGTGTAGCATTAACCATCTCTAATGGTGACCAATGTTGATGTTTGATTAGGTATTTAATTAATCGTTCGCTAGTTGCTGTGTTAATTTGTGCGGAAGGGTTACTTACTTTTGCACAAAATGCAATAAGCTCTTGCAGATCTGTTAAACCTTCTGCTTCAAACTCTGGTGTCGCTTTGCTGTGTGCTACTAATCTAGCTCTCATTTTTTAAATCCTTTATTCTTTGTTCTAACCAACTAATGGCTGTGTGTATATGTCCTGTGTCGTGTTCACGCAGACATGATTTAGCATATTGTACTTCCCTTTCCAATATACTTACTTGTATAAGGTTACCAGAAAAATCTTTTTGAGTCTGTTTCCTGCCACCCACTAACCAGTTCTCCAAATAACATGAACACCAAATTCAGTTATAAATGGGTGTGGTCCTAATTCTCCAATGGGAATTTGGTTACATGCTGTAGTAAATTCTAACACCATGTCAGCTGGTTCAAACCACCCTAGTTCACCACCTTTGTCCTTGCTTGGACACGCTGAATTTTCTCTTGCTAATTGATCAAACGAAACTCCACCGGCTTGTAATTCTTTAGTAATACGCTCGCCTTCTTTCATTGCTTCACCGACGCCTCTACTATGTGTAGAGTTTTTTGCACCTTTGTACGACAATAAAATATGACTTGCTCTCATTTTCTTAAATGATTTTAACACATTGCTCATTCTGTACTAATCTCCTTGTCCTGGTTCTTCCGATATGCCAGCGATGATCGGAATTCTATCTGCCAACACATCTTCCGGTCTTGCTTGTGTAATGTTGGGCCATATATTACTATATTTACTGTTAAGTGCTAGCCAGGTTCCATCATCTTGGCTATCTGTAATAATAGCATCTACGGGACACTCTGGTTGACAAACGCCACAGTCAATACATTCGTCTGGATTAATAACTAGCATATTTTCACCTTCGTAAAAGCAGTCAACTGGACAAACTTCTACACACGTCATATGTTTGCAGTTTGCACAATCGTCGTTTACTAAGTATGTCATTATAACCTCGCTAGTTTAATCAATGTAGCGGCTAAGTTAATTTCTGGATCAACAACTAATGTATGATCTACTAAGCCTTGTTTAATAACCATAATAGCCTTGTCTTGCTTATCGTCATCTCCAAACAACTCAATGTTGTCATACAACCAACGATAAACTTCTTCCATCTCTTCTGCTCTTGCACTTGCACAAACAAGTTTACGTGCTTCAGTAATCTTACCTGCTTTAAACAATGCAACCATATCAAGTTTCCAATCAGCTTCTGTTTTATCAGCTTCATTGGGCTTTACTAGTTCGCCATCTTGCGAGTTCATCTGTACCATGTTAATACATTTACGTAAGTCTGGGTAAGTTGCTTTTACATAGGTGTCTAGTGTGTCTAAGTCTGGTGTTACACCTTCTGTAATAAGAATCTGTGCAACACGAGCAGTAAACTCTGTTTGATCTACTTTTGCAATATGAAAGCCCTGACAACGTGAATGTAGTGCAGGAATAATTCTGTTAGGATAGTTACAAGTTAAAATAAATCTACTTGTAGTATGATACTCCTCCATCACTCCACGTAGTGCCGCTTGTGCGTTCGGCGACAAATAGTCAGCCTCGTCAAGTAGTACAACTTTAAAATCACCAAAAGGTATCATCTGCACAAAGTTAACAATCTTATTTCTAACTTCATCTACAGAGTTTGTTCGACTTGCGTTAATTTCTAGTATGTCTAAATCATTTAGCTCTAGTTCGTTAAACAATAGTTTAGCAAGTGTTGTCTTACCAATACCTGCGTTACCACTAAACAGCAAATGCGGAATAGTCTTGTCTTTAATCCAAGTTTGTATTTGTTTCTTCTGATGTTCATCTCTGAACACATAACCGTCTACTGTTTTAGGACGATACTTTTCTACCCATAGTTCTTTCATGTTTTCTGTGCCTCGCTTATTCGTTTTCTCAAATTAGATGTACTAAATGAGTGTTGTCTTTTATTATAATACAATTCTATCTCTTTGTCAACACAAATCTGCTTACCTGTAAAGTCTTTATCACGGTATTCTTCCCCAATAAATCTACGATCCAACGTATATGTTAGTAATATATCGTTTAGATCTTGTTCTGTAGCATAGGGAATAATTTCATCGATATACTTACAACCTTTTAATTGAACATATCGTTCGAACACACTTTGAATAGGTTTATTCTTTTCTGGTCGATCAATAGTTGGATCTGTTTGTAATCCTACAATCAAATAGTCGCAATTCTCACTTGCTTCTTTAAGCATAGCAACGTGTCCGCTATGAAATAAATCAAAACTACTAAATGTAATACCTGAGTTGTACTCTGTCATTGCATAAACCTCTGTTGTTCACTTTTAAATATTGGCATTATAATATTTCGTTGTTGTGAAAATTGACTACTTCTTCCACTAAACACAAACCCTGCGGTAACTCTAGGACTTACGTCTTGTATTGGTAATCCCCTATGTAAGTAATGACTAGGAAATACTACACATCGTCCTTCTTTGTATTCAACCTCGTCAAATACTTTACCACCTTCTTCAGGAGTGTTATCCCAAAAGTCCATTCCAGTATCTCCGGTAATAAAGTATACCATTGTGTATGCTGGTACGTCAGGTCCACTGTCTACATGTAAACCACCAACGTGTTCTCTTGTTGTAATATTAACTTGAATTTGATTAAGTTGAATATCACCAATATCGTCACTAATTAGACTTTTATGGTGTTCCAACGCATGCCAAACTGCTTTCAGTTGCCACGGAGCGTTTTCTAATTCTGAATTTGTCCATTGATCACTAAAGAATTGGTTGCCTTGATAAGCACCCAATCCTCTATGACCAAACTTAACTGGTATGTGTGGAATATTCAATACTGATTGATCATGTAACCATTTAGGTAAAATGTCATCAAGTATTATTATATTATTAGGGTCATAGTTCATATGTTAATTATAAGCTATAACTGTAGAAAAGTCAACCTCTAATTTAAAGATCGCCTTGTTTTCTATTTTCGCTGTAGTGTGCATCAAAGTCACCGCCTGGATATCTTGCTTTAAGTTTATCAATATTCATTTGGATAACTTCGTTTGGATCAATGTCAAGAGCCATACAGCCTTGCATCCAATACCACATGATATCACCTAGCTCACGTTGCATGTGCCAAACGTTATCTGCGTCCAACGGTTTACCTTGGAACATAATCTTTTTTACAACTTCGGTAAATTCACCCGACTCTGCACCTAATCCCATAGAAGCAGTTAACAGTCTAGGCATGTTAACATCTCTATTGGAGTTGTTTAGTTGAGCCCAGTGACGTGAAAAATCATCATTACTTGAGCTCTCTTTTGATGTAACTGCGTCAACAAACTCTTTATATTTGTTAAGGTCAATTTCAGCCATAAGATAATCCTCTTCTTTTTTAATTGTTGTGTTTACCAGGTATTAGTTCTAACGAATTCGGTAGGGTCAATAGTTGGTGCTGAATAGTCATTTTCCATTCCCATAGCATCATCGTTGCCTGGGTTAGTGTCGCTGTGAAGCATAATGCTATCAACGTCAATTAACCTAAGTTCGATTTCACCATGCTCTGGATCGTCAGTAATAAACCCTCTACTCCAACGACCGTGTTCTACATAGATCCAGTCGCCTACTTTGTACGGGTCTTTATTTTCATGACCAATAGCATAAATTTGACACCAACGTGGTCGAATGCCTCGTTCTTTGCCATCGTCACTTGAAATGATAATACCACCTTTAGTAGTACGATCACCAAACTCCATATTATAAGCAAGTACGCCGTCGTGTATCGGACGAACTACTCCTTTAACTTTAGTTTTTAGTTTTGGGCCTGCACCCATCATTGCCGTATTAAGTTCGTCCATTTGTCTTAATCACCTTTTTGTACAAAATTACCATCTGAGTCTTCTACCCACGCATCAGCTTCTTCGTCGATAGCTTTCATTTCTTCTTCTACTTTAGAAGTTGAAGTTTTTACTGCTTTCTTAGCTGGCGCTTTAACTGCCTCAACTTGTACTTCAGGTTCAACTGCTTGTACAGGTTTATTTGGAACTTCGTCTGCAACTGCTTGTGGATGATCTTTATAATACTCGTCTAAAATTTCATCACGTTTACGGATAATTTGACCACCTGGGCCTAATTGATCGCCACGTGCATTAACTCTAGCATTTCCTACTGCGGGCGTTAGTTCATTTCGTTGGCGTAGTAGATCCATATCTACGGATTTACCTTGCATACTCTTATGAAGTTTGCGTCCTGTTTGTTTCATAGCCATAATCTATTCTCCTAGTTATATACTTACTTATCTCATGAACTCGTGGTAGTCCAGGTCAAACTGGACGGAATCTACTTTATGTACCCCAATTAAGTATAATACATAACTTGCTACACTACTACCTCTGCCTACTCCCCAAACAATGTTATTCTCACGCATAAAGTCTACCAAATATACCATATACTTTAATAAGTCAAACATATTACGTCTATCGTACTCTGCTAGTTCTTCACATGTTCTAGCCATTTTAGCAGGATCGTCTGGACACTTATCTAATACGTAATTATAGAGGTCCATGGTTTTATACTTTTCAGGCATAAACCAATCTTCTTGGAGTGCTTCGTCGAATTCTTCTTTATTAACATCTAACGGTATATAGGTATTAAGTCCTGCTAGTCCGTTATCAGTTGCTAATGTATTGAACTTATCAATGTCGTCACTTGGATCACAAAGAACAACATGACACTTGTCGATATGTCCTGTATAGATCATATCAATTAAGTCTTTATTTGTAAATCGAGGGATACCTAAATTGTCAGTTTTCATTAGCATACATATATATTAACTTACATTTATGAGTTTGTCAAGATCTTTATCACCATTTCCGGTAGACTGTTTTGCCGATCTGTCAATCATTTCAAGTTTATATGTATCCAACATTGTTTGGATTTGTAATTTAGCTTCGGGGTTTCCTGTTTGAAACCATTTTTGTGTTAATTGGTTAATCTTTTCAACGATTTCTTCTTCTGTTTTAGATGCGAGATCGTGTAGTAATGGATGATCCATTAATTAATTACCTTATGAAAATTGTCCAACGTATTGTGCGTATACTGTAGTACCGCCATCATATGTCCAAACATCAACACAAACTGGGTTTGAGTTATCATTTACCACAAATGGTGATGGAAACGTATTATCGCCGTTAGTTCCGTATTTAATAGTGCCGTTTTCTGTAGCAAACGATACTGTACGTGCAGTACTATCGCCTAATGTATCTACTAACATAAGTCTCATTTTACCAACTTTGTTAGAAGCAGGCCAATCAGTGAATGTTAGTGTAAGTGTATTAGATCCAATAGTAAACGTTTGAAAGTTACCGTTTGTAAAACTTACGTTAGTAGGACCTGTAACAGTTCCACCTGGATAATGTTTTTCAGTATTAGCAATAAAGTTTGCACCACTGATATCGTTACCTAGAAAGTTATTAGTCGCGTTTAACTTTGCAGTATTTGTCTGCAAATCTTCAATTTCGTTCTTAGCGGCTGTGAAGTTATTCTTAATAGTATTGAAGTTATTTCTAAATCCTTGGCTGTCATTATCCTGACCAGCTACCGGGAATGTTGAATCAATACTTGTGTTGTCAATGTTACTTGCCATAGTTGTTCCTCTCTAGTGTATGTATTTATCCGGGTTAAACATTATATTGATAATTTCCGAATGCAATATACTGCTCATTACTGTTGCCCGTAGTAGCATCAACAATGTATCTATCAATTTCAAAGTCTAGATTTTTAAAATCGAACCCACTATTAGTTATATTTAACAAGATCTGTGCCGCAGTTCCTGGTTTACAGTAGCATAACGGTACTGCTGTAACGTATCCTAGTTCCTGTACTCCTGTGCCCTGTGCAGTTGACATCCAAATTGGTAAAAAACTACCTTCTGTAACGCCAGATTGTCTTACGTTTTCACGCATATTAGTTACGTTACTAATAAATCTGTTTGTATCGTTAGGGTTACTAATTTGGACAGCATCACTGTCAACTTTAAGTGTATTATAGTTTGGTCTAAATCTAAACGGATCACTGCTAGTAGTAGCAATTTGTCCAGCACTAACAACAGTACCATTTTTGGTAGTTATTTCAATAGTGCCATTTGCGTCATAGGTTACAGATCCTGATCTAGTAATAATTTCTAAATCATTACCAAATGCTCTAACATTAATAATTTGATTAATGCTATTTCTTATTTGGAATACAGCTTCGCCTGCACCTTCTTTGGTAACGTCATCACGAGTTTCAAATTCAACACTATCAACTGTAATTTTTTTCTTATTAGCAATTGATACATTCTTAGCTACTGTGCCTTTGGAAGCTTCTAGAGGATCATTTACATCAACATAAATTACTTCGTATAATACAGTATTAGATCCTGCTTCTTTTGCTTCGGCAGTTTTTAATGCACCAAAGTTAAATCGTTTACGCTTGTGATTTTTTCTTGATACTGCAACGTAGTCCTTAATCTCTTTAGTTTCAATTCCTGCGTATACTAACATCTTAACATTTTTCTGTAACCCAAACTGATCATCGTTGGGTCTGTAAATACTGTTTGGCGTAAAGATATTACTATCGCCTATAAAGTTTTTATATATTTGTCTTTGTGTTTCTTTAAACAAAGGCTTAACATATAAGTTACTGTATGTTAGGTTGTCAGGATCTCTTACAATAATATTAAATGTTCTAATTGTTGAACTAAATCCAAAACGGTCTCTAGCTTGTACAGTAAAGATAAACTTACGGTCAATAGTAGTAGTACCACCGTCTAGTGTAAACTTGTTATTATCAATAGTTGAAAGACCATCGTTAGTAGCTGTAGCAAACTGTACAACTTTACCAGTAATTTCACCATCAAAGTTTAATTTTAATCCTGGCGGTAATCTACCACTATTTAATGTGTATAGTAATGAGCTATCAGTAACACTTGTTAACGCTTTTACAAAAAACGTACTAACAAAGTTTGCTTTAATTGCTCCTAGGTCAGCAAGTGTTGTCCATTTAATTGTACTTTCAACTTCGCCTAAGATCTTAACTGTAAATGTTTTTTTCTTTTCAGCAATTAGTTCTTGACCAATGCTAGTAAATCTTTGTGCATTGATTGTAAATTGATATTCTTTTGTTACTGCTGGTTGATAAGGAACACGCCCAGCAATCTCTCCAGTAGTTGGATCTAGTACCATTCCTGGTGGTATAGTACTTGCAGAATTATCTGGGTTAGTTGCTAACAGTACGTAAGTTAACTCACCTAATGTAGCCTGTGGATCAAATACATCTAAAAATACAGTTACATAATTGTTTGCACGTTTGTATCCTAAGTCTGCAGGAGTTAACCAAACAGGAGTTCTTAGGTAAGTGTTATCTGCTTTAAACACTCCACTTGCAACTTGTAGTACTGTGTTATCCGCACGTAGGAAGTCATCGCCTACAAGAAATATTTCAAACGATCTTTTAACAATAGTGTCGCCGTCACTTACGCTAACATCAAATGCATATCTGCGATTTAATTTTTTTCTACTTTGTGTTTGGATAGCATCATCGTACCCTTTAGTATCGTAGTAATAACTTTCAAAGCCATTAGCACTACGTAATCCAAAGTCAAACGCATAACTGTCAAACTGTGCCGAATCATAAAATCCACTACCTGCATTTTTATCAATTGCTAGGATAGGATCAACGATACCAACTAATCTTCCATCTGTTGTTAGCTGTAGTCCAGGAGGTATTTCTCCATCGCCATCACCAATGTAATATTCTAGTGTTTGCCCTGTTGGCAAGTCAGCATCAATTGCTTCTAGTTGGAAGTCAACAATACTACTGTCTAAAATAAATGTAGCAGATCCACTTCCTAGTGGAAGTAGTCCAGCGTTAGTAGACCAAACAGGATCATCAGGACCTTGTACGGTTATTTTAAACGTTCTATCTCTTACACCGTCATCGTTTGATGCTCTTAGCACAAACTTAAATTCTGTATCTCTTGATACTTCAAAAGGCGTACCAACAATCTTGCCTTCGTTTAATCTCATTCCTGGCGGAAGTTCTCCGCTGATTAAAGTGATAACATCTGTGTTTAAACTGATACTAGTAGTAGAACCATTTGCTAGATAAACATCACTTAGTATTGATGCTGTATATGTAAAGTAACTTCTTACAATTTCTCTAAACCAAAGTTCAGTAGTTATATAGTCTGCTCCGCCACTTGTTTTGTAGTGTAATACTTGACCTGACAAGTATGAATAATAATATGTGTTATATTGTCCGTAAAATGTTCCACCAGCATCTGGTATAACACCGCCAATATATCCTTGTGACTTTGCCCACTGATATGCTGTTTCTTGTGCGCCAAGCCACGTAACAGGTGTTGTTGAATAGTTTGGTGCTATGTTGTTGTTAGGGTCTACATAACCTCCAACGTAGGGCATCATATCGTTCGTTGTAGCAACGTTCGTGTCACTATCAGTACTTTGTATTGTTAATATTCTTTTACCTTGTTTAACAGCACTATTTGTATTATAGTTTGTTGCATCATTGCCTGTTACTGCTTCTGATGATGGAAAATAGAAAGTTCCGTTTCTAAACATAGGTTCAAATAACGGAGCATTAATAGTAGCGTATTCTTTAATACCAACATCGTCAATTTCTACTATGGCCCTGTTAACCAGTAGTCCACCGTTGTTAATACCGAGAAACTTAATTCTTCTCGCATCAACATTTGAATAACCTTTAAGTCTTGTAATAAGTTGTCGCAACATTCCAATATCTGGAGATTTGTTAGTGTCTTCATCAATCACATTCCATTCATTTCCGGGCTTAGTTGGCGCAACAATAATATGATCGCCTAAATAGTTTTGCCAGTCGTTGACCATGTTAGCACCAGTACTACCCTGAGGGTGTATAATGATAACAACAGGAATTAGTTTATTTGCTAAACTAGGTATAGTTGGAACACGTATTGCTGGTGTAGAGTATACTGTAGTTTGTGGAGCCCCATAAGTATCAACATGATCAATACTAATATCAATCGTTGTAGCATTTCCTAATGCTGACTGTGCTGGATAACTTAGAGAACTATTACTTGGATTAAAACCACTGCCGCCTGCGACAGTAGGATCAAGTGGTAAAGATACAGAAGTAGTAACTCTTTCTTGGAGAGTTGCTAGATTATAGTCTGATTTTTGAGTCCAATTTGGTACTGCCATTGTGCATATCCTTTAACTTATTAGTATTTATCGGATACGCTACTATTAGAATGCACGTTGTTGTTTGGTGCTAGGACCTACAATGTAAGGATAAACAGGCTGTAAACTTGCATCTACGCTTAAATGATATGCGTATGTTCCAAGTGGATATTCTGGAGTTTTTGCAAATCTACCATTGTACTCATCTAGTGTACCTGTACCAACTTGGTATTCGTGATCGTTAATAAACTTCCCTGCTGTTTTTTCAGAATATAAAAACCCACGTCCTGGTCTTTCACTACTGTATAACTGATATGAACTAGTCATTCTAGTTACTACTGAAGCTGGATCATTAAAGTCTGAATATGCATAAGGTCCGTAAATAGGATAACCATCAAAAGCGTAACCTACAATTTTACTATGTCCATCTGCGTGTCTAAATAAATCGCCACCGAAGTTTGAACCATTATAGTATGCTGGAGTTGGACTAGCATCTACAGTAATCATGTTTGTGTTCCATGCCGCTGATGCTTCTGCTGTACCTGTTGGTAAAAACAAAAACAACGATGACATGTAATGATACTGTCCGTTACTTTCTGGCCAACCACCTGCGTCATCTCCACCGTAGTTTGATCTATACTGAACTGCGTTATATTCAAAGCCTGTACCTGGAGCATCTGCTACAGAATCAAGTGCTGGAGGAACAACGCCAACGCCACTTGACGGACTATAAAACACAACACCGTTAGTCATAATGCCTAATGGTGATAGTGGAGTCGTTAGCTGTGCGTTAGTTGTATTCTCTCCACCCCTAAAGGTAAATGAATAATTATATGATTGCGATGTAGCTGTATTTGCACTAGGTGCAAATGCATTGTTTCCAAATGCTTTACCAAATTGTGCTGGGTTTGGTAACCCATTTGATTCAATTGTTAATGTTGCCATATTAGCTTAATACCCCTGCGTCAAAGTTTCTAACATCTGGTGTTAGCGTTAGTCCAAAGTCAATGTCTGTTTCATAAAGTAGCCAGTCACTAAAACCTCTTACATCATTACTTAGCGTTCCAAAGTCAAATCCTGCTGTATTTGGCTCAATACTTCTAATATCAATACCGTATATTAGTCCGCTAATATTACCTGTAACAGGGCCACTAAATTCACTTGCTGTAATAGTTCCACCGTTAGTTACATTATACCCTGCCGCATCTAAGTTTCCACCTAAACTTGGTGATGTATCTGTAACAATTTCTGCGGTTGAATTAATAGTTAAAACGTTACCCGATGTTGAAGTAGTTACTCCGCTACCGCCGCTAATACTAATTGATTGACCGTCTGCAAGTACTATACTTCCAGAGTCTGAAACTACTGTTAGTTGTTGTAACCCGCCTGTAGCATTAACTGTAATCCCTTGTGGAGTACTTGTTAGTGTTACATTAGAACCTTGTACGAGTTTTTTAAGTTGAATCTCTGATCCAATTTTTTGTGAAAATATTCCTTCACCTACGTTACCCATGTTGGCAACAGTTGTGCTTTCAGGAGATCGTAAATCTAAGTCATCAAAGTTCTGATTTACCTTGATAAACGCTTCACGTAAATCGTCACCCGTTCCGTCGTTTGCTAATGCACCAATGTTTATATTTTGTAAAGCCATATTCTCTCTCTTCTGTAGTTGTATTTATCCTTGACCGCTACCGCTAGTACCTTTGTACTTGATAGGGTTAGGACTATTCC